CACCTACGCCAACACCGACACCAACGCCAACACCGACTCCTACACCGACACCTACGCCTACTCCTACACCAACGCCAACACCGACTCCTACACCGACTCCTACGCCTACTCCAACACCGACTCCTACGCCAACACCGACTCCTACGCCTACTCCAACACCGACACCTACGCCTACTCCAACACCTACGCCTACGCCAACACCTAGCCCAACTCCTAGCCCAACACCTAGCCCGACTCCTAGTCCAACGCCATCGCCTACACCTAGCCCAAGCCCGACTCCTACTCCAACGCCTATTCCAAGCTCAATGATTTACGACATCACTTATTCTGCAAGAACAACAACATCAGTAACAGTTATTTGGAAAAGTTTAATTCCTTTAACTAGTCGTATTTTATATGAAACAACACAGGTTTTATCTCCATCGACTTATCCAAATTATGGTTATCAAAATTCAACAGTAGAAAATACACAATTAACCACAACACATACTGTTACTGTCACTGGGCTTTTGCCCAGCACAATATATTATTTTAGACCAGTTGGTCATATATAGGAGTTTTAAAATGTCTAATTGTATTGAACCATCAAACTTACAAATAATTCCATCTTATGAAGGTGAAATTTTAAGTTTAGATGTGTGTATATATCAAGCAGTAAATATCGACAATGTTCTTTTTTGGCAAGAGCAGTACTTTGATCCAAATGAAGAAATAAATGTTTTTACAGTAAATGGTACTACTGGTGGTGGAAGACCATGTATTCCAGCATGTGCTGCTGGATTTAATTGTTGTAATGGTTACTGTATATTTTATAATGATTATAATAATTGTGGTGCATGTGGAAATCGTACTGGACTTAATCAAATTTGTTGTGAGGGAGTATTAGTAAGCACAAATCAAAATTGTGGTGGGTGTGGTCGTAATTGTAATGGCAAAACATGTTGTGTAGCAAATGGCGTTTCTTCTTGTATTGATACATCTACTGATGATAGAAACTGTGGATCATGCGGAAAAGTATGTGGTGCAGGAGAAACATGTTGTAATGGAACATGTAAAAATGTTGGGTGGCTTGATGATGCATGTGAAAACTGTAATGGTCCATGCACAGGAGGTCAAAAATGTTGTGGTGGTCATTGCGTAGATTTGCAGATAGATGAAACCAATTGCGGAAGTTGTTATAATAATATAACTTCAGATCCTGTTTTTAATACATGTTGCGGTGGCGTAGCAGTAGATATATATCGTGATGCTCGAAACTGTGGTGATTGTGGCAATGATTGTGGTGCTCGAAGTTATTGTAAAGATGGCTACTGTTGTAGTATTGACTCATGTGATTGCTTGTATGGTTTTTGTGAACCACAAGGTAAAATTTGTTGTGCTCCTGCTAATCCAATTTTTGGTGCAGCAGCAGGATGCATAGATCCATCAAGCAATTTTTATAATTGTGGGTCATGTGGAAATCAGTGTGTATTTCCAGAACAATGCTGTAATGGCGTATGCAGAGATTATCAAATAGACCCACTAAGTTGTGGCGAATGCGGGAATGATTGCACAGATAATCAAACTGGAGTTGGGTCATTGTGTTGTGGTGGAGTATGCAAATATGGTACTGACGATAATAATTGCAATACTTGTGGCAATGTTTGTCCATCAGGAACACATTGTTGTTTTGGTACTTGCGTAGATCTAATGACTGATAACACTCAATGTGGTGGTTGTAATTATCCTGGCTGGACCCCTTATCAAACATGCACCAATGGAAAACAATGTTGTGATGGTAGTTGCACAGATTTGCAAGCAAGTCTTACTCATTGCGGATCATGTACTAATGAATGTTTTCTTATAATAAACGGAGTTACAACCTCTGGAAAAGAAGCCTTTAAATATGATGTAGATGAGAATGGTAGTTATGTACAACGGATTTGGGTTGAATGTGTAGCTGGCTCTTGTGTTCAAAGAGAAGGAGAAAAGTCATACGACCCAGGCTGTTTAGATCCTTCTAATGCTTGTAATAGCCAATCAAATTGTTGCCAGAATCCAGCGGGTGGGCTTACTCCTATCTGTGTAAGCAAGTTGAATTCTTCAAATTGTGGTGCTTGCGGGAATGTTTGTGATGCTGGTAAAACATGCTGTGAAAAAGATGGGGTTTATTCATGCATAGATACTCAAACAGACAGATCTAATTGTGGCACATGTGGAAATCAATGTGGCATGGTTGGTATTGGTAATCAACAATATGAATGTTGTAATGGTGTTTGTACAAATTATAATTCTGATGAATCAAATTGTGGGGCATGTGGAGTTGTTTGTGGGGAAAATGAACTATGCTGTAATGGCGTTTGTAAAAATACCAAGACAGATAGAAATAACTGTGGTGCTTGTGGAACTATTTGTCCAAATGGAATGTGTTGTGATGGTTATTGTTGCGGAAGCGAACAAGCCAGTTGTTGCCCAAATCCAAATCCTGCCTTACCTAAAGTTTGTTCTATTTTAAGTCAAGATGAATCAAATTGCGGAACATGTGGAAATGTATGTGCTATAGGAGAAACATGTTGTAACGGAGCATGTAAAAATTTAAATACAGACGAAGCAAATTGTGGTAGTTGTTACAATTCTTGTCTTGTAGGTTATACATGTTGTGATGGAGTATGCAAAGAACTTTCTCAAGATGTAGATAATTGTGGCACTTGTAATTATGCTTGTGGTCCACAAGATGTTTGTTGTAATGGAGGGTGCTATAATTATTTTTCAGACGAACAGCACTGCGGTTCTTGCACAAATGCTTGTGATGTAGGAGAAACATGCTGTAACGGAACATGTGTAAATTTAAATACAAGCGAATCAAATTGTGGGGCTTGTGGAGTTACTTGTTTATATGGAACAATATGCTGTTCTGGCATATGTAAAGACTTATTGGCAGATGAAGCAAATTGTGGAACATGTGGAAACGCATGTGGTGCAGGACTAACATGCTGCAATGGTGCGTGTGTAGATTTAGATACAGATTCAGATAATTGTGGTGGTTGTGGTCAGCGTTTACAAACAGGTCAATCGTGTTGTGGGGGTATTGTTGTTAACAAACTAACAGATGAAGCAAATTGTGGAAATTGTGAAACTGTTTGTGGCACTGGAACGGCTTGTTGCAACGGAAGCTGTGTAGATATTCTTGACAGCATTACTAATTGTGGAAGCTGTAATTCATCTTGTCCAGCACCATTTAAATGTTGTGATGGAATTTGTAAAAATGTATTATTTGATAGCTTTAATTGTAATGATTGTGGAACAATTTGCGTTCCACCACAATATTGTTTCTATGGAGAATGTATAAGTGATAGTCCTCCATTTTCTCCTGTTCCAACTCTTCCAAATGTTCCAATTGTTCCACCACCAAGTATTCCTGCATGTGAATACTGTTGTGAAATAACAGGAGGTCTTAATGGGCAGAATATTTCTGCTCTTCCGCTAACTGTTAACTTAACATATGATCAATATTTTGAATTTCAATTTAATACCGCACTTAATATTACAATTTATGAGTCTGGAATTTCATCAATTCAAAATTGCAATGTTTTTGACAGTAAGCTTGTTGATTTATCAAATTTCTTAAGCGAAAATACAAATATTACTCCATATCAGTTTGATCTTTCTCCTAGTTGTAGTCAAGGAATACCCTATTTTGGATTAAATAATTTTAATTATAATTGGGTATGTCCAACACAATCCTTAACGCCATTTATTTTTAAAGTAAAAAATAATTTAGCAGAAGATTTTAGTATTGTAATTGATTTTTATAAAATTGATACTGGTCCTTTTTGCTGTACGCAAACTCTTCCACTTAATGAACAAACTGGTTTGTTTCCAGACATAATTAGAAAAAGTGTAACTATAAATTTTATTGCAAATGTAGCTAATACTCCAGTTTTTGGTTCAGTAACATCAACACTAGATGGATTTACAGTACAAATTACTAATTATGATGCTAATTTTACTTATAGTTATCAATCAGGTGGAAACTATACAGTTACAATTTCAAATACTGGATTAGTCACTGTTTCTGGAATGCCAGCTAATACTTTTGACACTATTAGAATTTCTACGACCAGAACTAATTACGATAGTAAATACGCAGAAATTCAAGGTTCATCCTTATCAGATCCAACTATTTGCAGAATTGGGGGATTAGTTTAAAATGATAATTATAGCAAGCGAATTAAATCCAAAAGGATTGTGTTTATCTAGTGATGGCAAAAATGCTTATGTAGCAAACTTTAATTCAAACACACTCTCGATCTATAGTAGAAACACTACTTCTGGAGTTCTTACTTCTGATGCAGTAATTCCCACAGAAGTCAATCCTTACGAAGTATGTATTTCAAATGATGGTAAAAATGTTTATGCAACAAACTATTCTTCTGGAACAGTTTCAATCTTTGACAGAAATACTTTAAATGGTTCCTTAAGTATAGCAGCAACAATTCCATCATCAGGATCTAACCCAACTAAAATTATAATTTCTTTAAATGACACAAATATTTATCTTGTAAATAAAGATCAAAATACTGTTTCTTCTTATACAAGAAGTATTTCTACTGGTTTATTAACTATAGTAAATAGTACGGCTACTGAACTTGAACCAAACGAAATTTGTTTTTCTTCAGATCAAAAAAATGTTTATGTTTCAAATTTTAAAAGCAATAGCATTTCAATATTTAGAAGGTCATCAACAGGAGTTCTTTCTGGTTCAACAAAAATAGCAACTGGAAATGAACCGCTAGGAATGGTTGTTTCATTAGATGGAAGAGTTCTTTATTGCCTTAACTCATATGACAATACAGTTTCAATTTTTTCAAGAAATCCATCGACAGGTGCATTGCTTCATTTTAGAGATGTAAACTGTGGATTAAAACCAAAAAATATTTTGATTTCTTCAGACAATAGAAATCTTTATGTGACTAATTTTATTGGCAATAGTGTTTCTATATTTACAATAAATTCTTTAGATGGAATGATTTATTTAATTGATACTGTATTAACTGGCGGGATTAATCCTTATGGTATTGCAATGCCATTGGATGGAGAAAATTTATATGTAACAAATTACGAAAGTTCTAATGTTACAGTTTTTAATAGAGAAAATTGTTACACTGCCCCAACGCCAACACCTACCCCGACTCCAACGCCTACTCCAACGCCTACTCCAACGCCTACTCCAACTCCAACCCCTACTCCAACGCCTACTCCAACGCCTACTCCAACTCCAACCCCTACTCCAACTCCAACGCCTACTCCAACGCCTACTCCAACTCCAACCCCTACTCCAACTCCAACCCCAACACCGACTCCAACGCCTACTCCAACGCCTACTCCAACCCCTACTCCTACTCCAACCCCAACACCGACTCCAACACCGACTCCAACACCTACCCCAACACCGACTCCAACGCCAACACCAACACCTACCCCAACACCTACCCCAACACCTACGCCTACACCGACTCCAACACCAACACCTACCCCAACGCCTACACCGACACCGACACCGACACCAACGCCTACTCCAACACCTACTCCTACCCCAGTAGGCCCAACAATTTCTTTATTGAACTATGTTTTTATAAACAACAGTCAAGTACAAATTACTTGGCAAACAAATACTCCTTCAACCAGTCGTATTATTTATGACACTACTTCTCGCACAACATTAGGATCAGAACCAAATTATGGTTATGCAAATTCTACAGTTGAAGATTCTAATTTAGTAACAAGTCATAGTGTTACTATTTCAAATTTAAATCCAGGAACAACATATTATATTAGGGCTATTTCTCATGGATCTCCAGAATCTGTTAGCGAACAAATTTCTATTACCACAGCAATAGAATACCTTGGTTATGAAATAGCTGTATTTACATCTAATTCAAATCCTAGTTCATCAGAAGGATTTACTTTAGGGGTTAGTCTTTCTTTGGGCAAAAAATATGAAAACTGTAGTTATATGTATGCACAATTAATAAATGGTGATGGAACAAATTATGGTGTTTCACACTCAACAGGATTTGCAAATTTAACAAATGGCAATTATTTATTTACTGGAATAATACCAACATCATTTAGAGGTGCTATTAAATTTTATTGTGGGTCTGAACTTTTAGGTGTTACCGCAATTAATTCAGAAGAATATGAAAATGTAGATGTAAAAGTAAGCACAAGATGTGCCACTTCTGGAGTAGGAGTTCCATCATTAACAAATCCAATACCGATTAATCCAGCAGACCCTATAGAACTAAGACTTACAGATGATTATTTAATTCAAGAATCAAGATCGATAGATATAACTTCTGTTGATTGGCCAAACCTAACTGGTTCTACTACAGACTTTATGATTGATTCTAGACCAACATTTATTAAACGAGCACAACTACTTAATGGAACATCTTTAAGAGTTGAACTTAGCAATGAAGAATTAGCACAAATTGGGGCAGGAAGGTGGTCATATGAATTTAGATCTACCTTATCTAATACCCATATAATTACACTGTCTGTTGGCAATATAGTTATAGTGCCACCATTTACCGATTAAAATATGGTGTATTATTAATTGAAACAATACTCTAACCATAGAGGTTATTATGTACTGGCAAGCAGAATTCATAACATTATTGAGAGTTTTACTAGACGATTTAGTTTCTCCACAACTCTATACAGATAAACGACTTACGCAAGTAATTGCTGTTGCTGCTCAATTAGTTACTTCAGAATTAAGATTTGCAAATAATTTTCAAGTTGATATTCAAGCACTCACGATTGAGCCTAGTCCAGTAGATAGGGCGACTACTAGAGATGATAATTTTATAAATTTAGTGACCATAAAATCAGCATGTTTAATAGAGCGTGGCGAGACAAGAAGGGCTGTTGGTCAAGGAATTGCTATTAGAGATGGTAGTTCTTCTATTGACTTGCGTGGAACTATGGATGGTAGAATGAAATTGCTAGAAAAAGGTTGGTGTTATGTTTACGAAGAAGTTAAACTAGAATATCAAACAGCAAGAGTTGGATTAACGGCTGGTGCTGCTATAATGAGTCCGTTTAGGCTGTTTGCTGGTTCTAGAGATCAGGCTTATTATAATGGCAACGAAGGCAGAACATTTTTCTCAAGATAAGGAGTAGTTAGATGGCAACTCATCATATAATTAATGGCGGTACGATTAAAATTGGATCTTCAACTATTCAACCAACTGAAGGTCATCCTACTGGAGAAGTAATTAATTACAATAGGGTTGATGTGAGGACATTCAATGATATTGCATCAATAAATATAGGAAGAAACTTTGGTTATTATAATGTAGATACTAGCATGAGCGACAGTCTTGAAGATGGCTCTAGTGCTATTGCTGCAACAGGAATTAGCCAACAAGTATTTGCTTCAAAACCATCAAGAAATTATTTTTACTTTAAAAACAACTCTACTGGAATTATGCACTTGAATTTTGGTCAAGCTGCTGATACAACTACATCATATAATTTGTCAGCAAGTCAAGAACTAGTATTTGAGAATGGGTTTGTTCCATTGGATGCGGTCAATGTTTATTCGGTTGAGCTATCTGGTTTGTTTGTTGCAAAACAGGCTTAATTTAAGTTTTAGGAAGCTAAAGGAGGATTTATGTTATTAACCATTGGTATGGCTACATATGATGATTTCGATGGTGTTTATTTTACACTTCAAGCACTAAAAGCTTTTCACAATCTAGAAGATGTAGAACTTTTAGTAATAGATACAAAGCCGAAATCTTGTGAAGATACTAAGGCAACATGTGGAAGTGTTGGTGCTAAGTATATACACGCTCCAGAAAAAGCTGGAACATCTCAATCTAGAAATCATGTTTTTGAAATGGCAACTGGCAAATTTGTAATGTGTATTGATTGCCATATTATTTTTACAAAAGACTCTATTCAGAAGCTTAAAGAATACTTAAAGCAAAATGAAAACACAAAGAATTTAATTCAAGGTCCACTTCTTTATGATGATCAAAAAAGCACATCTACGCATTTTGACCCAGGCTGGAGAGGTCATATGTATGGAACTTGGGGGAATGATCCTAGAGCTATTTCAGAAGAAGAATTTGAAATTCCAATGCAAGGTCTAGGCATTTTTTGCATGAGGAAAGATGCTTGGCCAGGATTCAATAAGAGTTTTCGTGGATTTGGTGGCGAAGAAGGCTATATACAAGAAAAGGTTAGACAGAATGGTGGAAAAACAGTTTGTCTTACATTTTTAAAATGGATACATAGATTTGGCAGACCAAAAGGTGTTCCGTACCCACTATCTGTTGTAGATAGAATCTTTAATTATATTGTTGGTTGGACAGAAATTGGTTGGAATCATAGGGAAGTAATTAATTATTTTACTAGCAAAGTAACACAAGAAGAGCTATTTAAAGCTATTGCTGATTCATCTAAAATTATTGGTAATCCTACCCCAATAAACTCTTCAGAAAAAAATGCCATCAAAGTTAAAGCTTATGTTATTGGAAGAGAAAGTGTAACTACTGAAGAATCATTTAAAAAAATTAAATGGACTAAAGAAAAAGAATATATGTTGGGTGCAAATCTAAAATCTGTATTAGAAAAATTTATCGCAGAAGGAAATGACTATGCGTTAATATGTAAGGGCAATTTAAGACTAGAAAAAAATATAAATATAATGATTGATTTTTGGCCACTAATTAAAACAGGTCAAGCAAAGATAACTATATTTGATCAGATAAACAAATCATCTTTAAAGACAAAACATTCTCAACTTTCTTATAAAATTGCTGATGTTGATGAACTAGATGATGCACCTTTATATTTTGTAAGTAAAGATTTTGCACAAAAAGTTTTAGATGATTATAAAGAAGGTGCAGAGTTCTCTTATATTTGTGAAAAAGAAAATATTATTCCTTTTCTTTACACATTTGAAGAAAATATTCTCAGACTTAGAATGCAATATGTTCCTCTACCTAATGTTGATGGTGGGCTTTCAGTTGAAGCAGTAAGAGAAATTGTTTGGGCAGCAAGCAACTCATATTGTTTAGATATAAGCTCAGAAGGTTTACAAACCACTCTCGCTCTCTGCCAAAAGGGTCTTGGGGTAGTTAGAGTAGATGAATATAAAAATCAATCTAAAGAACAATTGCAAACAAATATAAAGAATTTTAGTTATGAAAACTTTATTCTTACAGATAAAGAAGATGATTTCCAAGCACCAGAAGATAATCTTAGAACTCTATTAATTAATTATAAAGGGCTATCTCAAGAACTTATTGATTTCTCATTGATAAAACAAGAAACATTTTTAAGGTCTAATGATTGTTTGATTATAGTGAAAGCAGATCAACAAATTCTAGATATTTATAAAAAATCAGAAAAACTCAGTGTAATTAAGTCTTCAGATGATTATTTAATTTTAAAGAAGCTTTAATTGTATAATTATCAGTGGTGTATTATACATTATGGGCAAATTATTCACATTATCTGATGATGTTAAAAAAATAGCTCAAGATGCTATAGATGACCTAATAGATCAATTGGGCAAGGATTGCCTATTGGTTTATCCTCCACTTCCAAGTGCTTGTGTTAACTGCGTTATAGATCCAATTGGAAATAAGTCATCAAATCATTGGACTAGCGGTGGCCCTATGCCTTTTCCAAATGGCAGCATTTGTCCTTTGTGTGATGGTAGGGGCTATCATTTTTCAGAGATAACAATTCCAATAAAACTTTTAATATCAAATAGCCCTTCTGATTGGTTTGTTAAAATTCCAGCAAATATACATCATCCAGCGGGAACAATTCAAACTAAGGGATATATAAAAGATTTGGCGAATGTTTTGCAGTCAAGAAAAATGATTATGCAAATAAGTTTAGAGCCAATGATCAGATATACATATGAACTCGCTGGCGAGCCTATTGATCAAGGAAACATAGTGCAAAACAGATATTGGGTTGCTATATGGAATAGAATAGGAGCTTAAATATGGCTTCTTTTAAATACGATGTCAAGCTTGATCAACAACAATTCTCAATAGCTGCAACATCAGAAATAAAAGCAATTCTTGATCGAACAATAAGCCAGCTAATTAGAAAAATAAGGTCAGGTCTTGTTGCTTATGTTGAAGAAAAATTAAGGAAAGGGCCAAATGATACTTACTATTCTTTAGATATTGGAGAGCTAAGAAGAGATTTTGGTTTTAGGGCAGGAGAAAATGTTGGAGAGAGAGTAGTAAAGGCAGTATCTGGATCAATTGAGCTTACAAAACTTGGATCAACTTCAGCAAGTTTAGGCGGGATTAGATTACAATTATTGAAGGGTGGTATAGAATTTTTATTAGATAAAGGTTTTGGGGCTTATGATTCAAATGGAAATACTGTAGATTGGCTAAGATGGCTACTAACTGCTGGTGATACTATAGTTATTGCTGATTATCAAGTAATGAAAGAAAAGGGTACGCCCTTAAAGGGTTCAAGAAGCGGTTACGCACTAATGGTTTCGCCAAAAATGTCAAAAGGATTTAGAGTAGACCCAAATCATTCTGGAACAATAGATGACAACTGGATAACTAGGGCGTTGATTGCGACAGAAATAGACATGCTCGAAAAGTTACAAAAAGGATTAGAGGATTTATTAAGATGAGCATTAAATTTCATGGCGTTTCTAATTATGGTGACCCATTATTTTCGGATCTTCTTGAAACATCTGTTCATTTGTTTATGCAAAATGGATTCTTATGTGCTGGTGCTTTTACAAATATTTATGTTCCAACAGGTGTTTATCCCACAGGAGTTGGCTCACATTCTTTGCCATCTTATAAGATGAGGCTTTCTAGAGATCCTAGATATGCAAATGGTTCTGTTTGGGAAGGTGCTAGATCAGATTGGGTGTGGGAGTCTGGAGTTGAATATAGTCACCAGCCTATAAGCATTAGTGGTATATATGTAAACACATCTTTTATACCTAAAAACACATCTGGACCTTCTGGATATAAGATAAATTATCCCGAAGGAAAAATTATTTTTAATTCCCCAATAGCTACAACCAGTATAGTTAAATGTGAACATTCTTATAGGAATGTAAAGATTGTATCTGCTGACATACCTTGGTTTCAAACCATACAATATGACAGTTTTAGAGTTGACGATGTTCAATTTTCGTCTAAGGGGTCTGGTGCTTGGGATGTTCTTTCGCTAAATAGAATACAGCTTCCTGCTATAGTTTTAGAAACATTGCCATCTGTAAGTATGACACCTTATGAGATAGGGGCTATAAATAGGGTTCACAAACAAGATATATTAATGCATGTTTTTGCAGAAACGCCTTGGGATAGAAGGCAAGTTCATGACATTATTGTTAATCAATGGGAAAAAAGGTTTTGGGGCATAGATAAGACAAAACTTTTAGCCGATCAAAAATACCCACTTACATATGATGGGCAAATAGCACCATCTGGATTAAATTATGGGGATATAACAACTAATTATCAATGGAAGTTAATATCTTTTGATAAAATTAGATCTCAAGAGCAGATTGCTGCCCCACCTATGTATAGATCTAGTATAAGAGTTACTTTCTCAATAGATTCTCTTTAAATTGGTGTATTAATTAAATGAGGGTTGATTTTTGGACAGAATTTAATATGGGAGATTTTAAACATGGCAAATCGAAGAATATTTTACGCTTGTCAAGCAGTAGGCATTGCAGCAGATGGATCTTCTTCTTATCAAGAAGTTCGTGGTCTTCAATCTGTTGGTATTAACACCACTTTTAATCTTCAACAAGTTTTTGAAATCGGCATGATTTCAATCTATGAAAACATTGAAGGTGTTGCAGATGTAGAAGTTACACTTGAAAAGGTGCTCGATGGATTTCCATTGTTGTACCATCTCGGAACTCAAGGTGCTTCTAGTGCAACTTTGGTTGGTCGATCTAATAAGAAAGCAATTCTTGCTCTTTCTATTACTGATGATACTCAAGAAGCTGCTTCTGGAGTTCCAAGTTCTACTTGCGTTGTTTCTGGTTGTTTTGTAAGTCAAGTTTCTTACAAAATTGGCATTGATGGAAATGCTACTGAATCAGTAACTATGGTTGCAAACAATAAAGTTTGGAATACTGGTTCTACTGGTAAGTGGACACCAAACTTCCAGCCAGCAGATAGTGTTAGTCCTGCTTGGGATGCTGACCCATATGATGAAGCAACTAATTATAGTGCTCAAAGGTCTGCCTCTGGTATTGCTCAAAGACAGCATCTTAATATGAGCAAATCACTTTTCCCAACTCAGATTCCTGGTATTGATGCTTCTGGTAAAAATACTGTTAATGCTACTTTAAATTGCTTTAATACATCTTTCCAATCTACTTCTGCTTCTGCGACCCTTGGTCGTGAACAGATTCTTGAATTGGGTCGAAAAGCACCTTACTTCCGATATACCAAATTCCCAGTAGAAGTTACTGCTGAATTTGAAGTATTGGCAAAGGGTGGAGATGAAATTGAAGTAACCGAAAGTGGTTCTGCACTTAACAGTTACAATGGTAACAACTTGAAAGATCAGACAATTAAGTTAGTTCTTACCGAAGGTACTGTTATTGATCTTGGTACAAAAAACAAGATGCAATCTTGTAATTACCAAGGTGGTGGTGTTGATGGCAATAACGCAACTGTTACTTACTCATTCAAAACCTTCAATGACTTTACTATTAAGCATCCAGTAGATCCTACATCTGCTTTACGAAGCACTGCTGATCTATAATAGTTTGTAAATAAATATGTGGGCAGCAGGGGAACCTGTTGCCCCTTATTTTTAGGAATATAGGATGGAACAGTTTAAGAAGGAATTATATATTAGTAGAATTATTACTGGATTTTTTCGTTGTAAAATCAACGGAAAAGTCTATTTGCTTAAACAGCCAGATCGCCACATTCGCCACATCGCTCAAGAAATATTCATAGAATCATTTGAAGAAGCAGCATTAGAAGGTCTATACAATCAAGAAGAATTAGAATTCTTCATGTATAGCAACAATGTATGGGATGATGAGAAAGAAAAACAAATCGTTCAAATGCCAAAGGATATTGAAGAATTAAAAGTAAGATTATTTGAAGCCACATTCAAAACAGAAGAACGAAAATTAATTAGAAAAATGCTTAAAATAGCAAAGGAATCATACTCTGAATTATACAGAGAAAAAAGTACCTACAATCATTTATCCTGTGAGGGTACTGCCTCCATGAATAAAATGAGGTATTTAGTTGGTAAAGGGCTTTTGTTTGAAGACGGAACTAGAGTTTGGGAAGGCGATGAATTTTGGAAGCAGACAGAACCACTTTTAGAAGATGCCACTTCAGTATTTGTTGAAAATAAAATATCTGATTCTGATTTTAGAGAAATAGCCAGAACAGATCCTTGGCGATCTACATGGTCATGTAGAAAGTCTGAGAATAATCTATTTGGCGTTCCTGCTGTAGATTTAACAGAAGAACAAAAAAGCGTTATCATTTGGTCATCACTCTATGATAATATATATGAGCATCCAGAATCTCCATCAGAAGAAGTTTTAGAAGACGATGACATGCTTGATGGATGGTTAATTCTACAAAGAAGGAAAAGGGTTAAAAAAGGAATAGAAACTGGAATAGATGGATTACTATCAAATGATAAAATAAGAAATAGTAAAGAAATATTTATAATTGCAGAAAGCAAGGAAGATGCTAAGAAGATAGAATCTTTAAATGACATGAATGCAAGGATGATTAAGAAAGAAAGAACACAAGCTCTAAAAAAACATGGCACTCTTGCAGAAGAAAATATGCCCGACTCCATAAGGGATATTCAAATGCAAATGAATGCTGGAGGTAAGTAAAATGGATATATACTCACAAATGGAAGATGCTTCTAACTTTTCCAAAAAAGATGAGGATAGAAACAAAAAAAAGTATGAAACTGAATCAAAATCAAGATTGCAAAAAATTATAACTACCAAGCTAAGAACATCATTTATTGGTGCTCTTTCTTCTTTTGAGCAAAACTTTGGAGAGATTTGGGGATATGGAATAAGCGAAGCGGATTTAACTGACAAACAAAGAAAGTGGAGGGAACTATGGGATTTGTGTAGAACAAATGTTTTAAATAATGGCAATCATCAAATTAGATCTTGTGAAAATGAGATAATGCAGTATATTGTTTATTGGAACAGACACCAGAATATTCTTAAGCAAAAGGAGGATTAGTTATGAGTGTCACAAATAAGAAGCAGTTTAAGGTGACTTTGGATAGCAAAGAAATCGAACTTTGTGTTGTTCGACCTAATGTTAAACAAAGGCAGGAAGGGCAAAAGATTTATAATAAGGCATTTCGAGATGCCGTTGAATCTGGTGCAATTCTTCGTGGTAAAGTTAATAATGTTATGCGAGAGCAGAATCTTTGGGATGATAACAAAGAAGCTGAATATCGCAAATTGTTGGAAAAAATTAATGGGGCAGAAAGAAAGATTAAGTCTGGCGGTATTAAACTCAATCAGGCTAAGGACTTAGCTCTTGAAATGAGGAAAGATCGTGCAGAACTCAGGTCTTTAACCTCTGAGCGATCATCTCTAGATAATAATACTGCTGAAGGTCAAGCAGATAATGCCCAATTCAATTACTGGGTTAGTTCGTGTACGGTGTATTCAGAGACAGGGAAAACATATTTTGGTAATTATGAAGATTACTTGAATAGAGATGACGATCCAGCAACTGGACAGGCAGCAGGAAGCCTCGCTATGTTGCTTTATAATCTTGATCCAGATTATGAAAAGAAGCTCCCTGAGAACCAGTTTTTAGCTAAATATAACTTTGTGGATGAAGAGTTGCATTTAGTTGATAAGACAGGGCGAAGGGTTGATTCTGAGGGTAGGCTAGTCAATAAGGATGGTAGGTATATTAGTGAGGCTGGTGAACTCATTGATATTAATGGCAATCGAGTTAACGAGGAAGGAGATTATGTTGTTGACTTCTCTCCATTCCTTGATGACGAAGGTAAGCCGATTGAAGAAAAGGTTGAAGCTGTTAAAACAACAGAAGCACCAGCAGTTGTTGTTGAACCAGCAAAGGTCGTTGAGAACTAAACGGACAGTATCGCATAGATGGGCAGGGTTTAATCGTAGAAGTAACTACGCTTATGCTCTGCCCTTTTTTATTGAGGTATAAAAATGGCTTTTAATTTAACTGCTCAATTGAATATTGCTCTCAATAGTGCTTCTCTGAGGAATGCTTCAAGCCAATTAAATGCAGCACTAAATTCTAATACTCAAGTAAAGCTTGGTATTGATAGAGGTAGTGCTTCTGGATTGGGGCAAATAAAGTCTCAAATTTCTGAAGCTACTGACTCTATGGAAAATTTTGGTAGACAAGCTGGCTTTGCTGCCAAAAGGTTTGCTGCATTTGCCGTTACTGCTGGATCAATCATTGCTTTTACCAACACAATGAAAGAAGCTGTTTCTGCTGCGGTAGATTTTGATAGAGAGATGATTAGGCTGAGACAAGTTTCTTCAGACACAGTACAAGATGTTGGTGCTGTAGGTCAACAAGTAACAAATTTGTCTAAAAATTTAGGTGTTTCTAGCAAGGACTTGATTGGCGTAGCGGTAGTTTTAAAACAAGCTAACTTAACTCTTTCTGAAACTAAAGATGCATTAGAAGCAATGGCACAAGCTGCTTTAGCACCAAACTTTGATAACCTCAAAGATACGACTGAAGGTGCTATTGCTATTATGAAGCAGTTTAAGATCGAAGCAAAAGATCTTGGTGCAGCTTTAGGTTCTGTTAATGCCGTAGCTGGTGAGTTTGCTGTTGAAGCATCAGACATTATTGAGGCGATTAGAAAGACAGGGGGTGCATTTAAAGCTGCTGGTGGTCAACTAAATGAACTTATAGCTTTATTTACATCAGTACGACAAACGACAAGAGAAAGTGCCGAAAGTATTGGTACTGGTTTGCGAACTATATTTACACGAATACAAAGAAATGATACGGCTAACGCTCTAAAAGAAGTTGGTATAAATCTTAGGTATACAGCAGAAGAAGCTAGGGCTTTAGGCGATGCTGGCCTAGAACAGCAGTTTGTTGGTCCGTATGAAGCAGTCAAAAGATTATCTGCTGGACTTTCTGAATTAAGGTCAACAGACCCCCGATTTAGTGCCATTGTTGAGCAATTAGGTGGTTATAGGCAGATCAGTAAGGTTATCCCACTTATTCAAGAATTTGCTACTGCACAGAAGGCATTGGGTATAGCTCAAGCTGGTAGTGTGTCTTTAGCCGTTAATGCTGGCCAAGCACAGGATGCTCTTGCTGTAAAACTACAGAAGTTGAAGGAAAGCTTTTTTGAGGTTGGTAGAAGTATTGTTAATAGCCCTGGCTTTAGAAGTTTGGCTGATACATTCATTGGTGCTGCCACTTCTGTTTTGTCATTAATTAATTCACTTAAAGGTTTACTCCCATTATTTACTGCCCTTGCTGCTGTAAAAATTGGTCAAGGAATTGGCTCTTTTGCCACAGGTTTTGTAAAAGGTGCTGGTGCAGACAATTCTTCTGCAAGGACAAATAAAAAGGCATATGGCGGTTTTCTTAGGATGAGAACAGGGGGTATAGTCCCAGGAAGTGGAACTGGGGATAAAGTGCCAGCTTTGCTTGAGCCAGGTGAGATGGTTGTGCCAAGGAATCAAGTAAGAAGAAATAAATATGCTGGTGGCGGTACTATAGATATAAATAATTTTCAAGCAACTCCTGGTCAAGGAGCAATAATAGAAGCTTCAAGTGAACCAAGCAAGAAACAATCCAAATCAAATAATAATCAAATATCTTTTCCTAAAGGAACGCCACTTATTTATGGTGATGATGTTTTTACATATCGGAATAAACCACAAAAAGCAAAACAAAAAATAAGCATAAAAGATTCATCAATAAATATATATACTATTGGTAAAAAAGACATAAATTCATTAGATAAAAAAATAGAAAACACTGTGCTTTCTCAAGAATATCAAGTAATTCAAAACGAAATACTTAGAGCAAAAGGTGCTAGAAATTATTATTTTGGACCAGATGATTATATATCAAAAGATAAAAATCTCGTAAGCAATCAAAAAACATTAAATTCATTCTTAAATAAGAAAAAAAAATTGGGCATTAATTTAAAAAGTAAAAACAATATACCATTAGTTTCTGGCATATTTAAAAATGATTCTAGTGTTGATCCAAAATATTTAGCATCACAAGTAGGCTCTAAAAGGGGGTATTTTTTAGAGTCTTATATTTCAAAAAAAACAGGATTAAAACCTCAAGTTTCTGGTGCTAGATTTGATTTTCCAAAATTCAATAAAACACAAGCAACAATGATAGGAATTAAAGGTTCTGATTTTGATTCAAAAGATAAATTTATAGATTCAAAAAATAAAGGTAGTGATGATGCAATTAGTTCGATTCTTAGAAAAGAAGTTGGCACTAAAGTTTTTCAATTAGAAATAATTAAAAAATTAAAACAAAAAGATTGGATAGAAGATTCTAGTTTAAAAAAAGCAGATGTACAAAATCAAATAAATGATTTAAAAAAAGAAAAAAAATCTTACAGAAAAGAAAATATTCAATCGGCTACTGAATCAGATACAAGCTACGATACTAGAATTCTTGATGAATTAAGTTCAATAAAAACAACATACAATAATAAAGAACTTGAAAAAATTCGCAAATTTAAATTTAGAAAAGCTGCTCTAGGTGGACCAATCTCTCGCCAAAGATTCATGGAGGGCAATAATGTAGGACCAAAACCATTTCCACCAAATTTTTCCCCCGAAGAAATTTTAAATTTGGTCAAGGGCGTTATTCATACAGATGAAGTGATAAAGGGTGCATTTAGAGTTGCTGCAAAAATAAATCATCCAGACAAGAATCCTACTGCTAAACCTAATGGCAACATGGAAAGAATAAATGCTGCTCTTAAGACTTTATTAGATAGAAACAGTCTTAGAAAAGCAAGGGCTGAAGCTGGTCCAAAGACTACGACACCACCCCCAAAAAGTAATGCTCAATCAGAAGATGAAATGTTTAGATCTATTTTTAAAGATCCTCCAACTAAAGCTCAAGCAAGAAGTCAATGGCAAGGTACAAATCCAGAAACATTCACCAAACCAAATAGATTTGATAGTTTTGAAGCAGCTAGGGGCATTCGCCCAAATGAAGAAGCAAAAGAGAGAGCTAAAACAGATAATGCTTCTACTGCATATAGCCAAAGACAGAAAGCTGCTAAAGCAAAAAGAGGTGGATACTTTGAAGGTGGTCCTATTGTAAGGATGAAAAAGGGCGGGATAGTACCGGGAAGTGGCTCTGGAGATAAGGTTCGTGCATTACTTGAGCCAGGCGAACTAGTTGTTCCAAAAAATCAAGTGGCTAGACAAAAGTTTGGCAAGGGGGGTGGACCCGAAAGATTAACTGTTGGTGATAAGTCAATGTTGCTTGGTGTTTCGCTTGGTGTTGTTGGTGGGATGGTTCCATTTGCTGCTGGAATACTTGGTGGTGATTCTATTCTTGGTGATGATCCAAGTATTGGTCCTTTTATGGGATATTTTTCTGGTTTAGTTGTTGGATCTATGGCTTCTGGATTTGGACTTGGGGCACTTGGAAATAAAGCTGGCAAAAAAATATTCTCTTCTCCTAAACAAATAGAAGAAAAAAAACAAGCAAAAAAACTTGAAGCAGAAAGTAAAATAAGGAAGCAATACGAAAAAAGAAATATTGCTGACAGAAGATCAATTCTTCTTCCTAGTGGTGGAGATATGGGAGAAAGCAATATACTAAAAAGTTTTGTTTATCCAGGAGAACTGGTAGGATCAAGAGGTGGAGATAGCGGAAGACTATTAACAGATTTTAATCAAAGTGACACATATGATGCTAGAAAAAACATTGAATTTAAAGGAGAAAGAAGAAAACAGAAATTTGCAGAAAAATATTTAGGAATAAAAAAAGCAAAAGGCATTTTTGGTGGTGTGCGAGACACATTGTCAAAATTAAACCCCCTTAACTTATTAAAACCCAATCTTAAAAAAGATCCAAAAACAGGAAAGCTTATTAGTGACACTAAAGAATTTAAAAAATTTCAGTATGAAAGACAAGTAAAAAGAGGGCATAGAGAATATGTAAATCAAGCGGGTAGAAGGCCAGATGAAGATGAGGCGACTGTAAAACCAGTCGTTTCAGAACCAGTATCAAAACCTATAGCTACCGCACCGACTGCAAAGCCAGGAATTTCAGAAAAAGAAGCACTTGCTGCTTGGTTAAAAATAGATGATGAAGGAATGGAAAACCCAAAAGTAAAGTCTGCACTTGCTGCTTGGGATAAAATATATAACGAAGACATTGCAAGTCCAGAAGCAAAGTCTGCACTTGCTGCTTGGACAAAAATATATGATGAGAAACCTCAAGGACCGAAATTTAATGAAAGATTAAATAAAGCAAGAGCAGATTTAAATAAAGCAAAAAGTGAATCTCAAGGACCAAATTGGTTGGAAAGAAAGAATGAGGCATCGAGAATTTTGCAGGAAGAAAAAGCTAAGGCTAGAGGACCAAACTGGGAAGAAAGAAAAAATGAAGCAAGGAGAATTTTAGATGAAATAAGAAAGACTGGAAAGCCATATGTTCCAGCACCGACTGCAAAGCCAGTCGTTTCAACACCGACTGCAAAGCCAGTCGTTTCAGCACCAGTACCAAAACCTACCGCCACCGCCACCGCACCTATCCCGACTGCAAAGCCAGTCGTTTCAGCACCGACTGCAAAGCCAGTCGTTTCAGCACCAGTACCAAAACCTACCGCCACCGCCACCGCACCTATCCCGACTGCAAAGCCAGTCGTTTCAGCACCAGTACCAAAACCTACCGCCACAGCTACCGCTACCGCACCTATCCCGACTAAGCCAAAACCAACTGCAAAGCCAGTTGTAAAACCAAAAAACTTAGAAGAATTTACCAATGCGTTAAGCCCAAAACAATTAGCTGATTTTAAAGAAAAAATAAAAACTGCTAAGGAAATAATAGTAAATGCAAGAACATCTGGATCAATGAAATTAAAGTCTGTTGGATTTAATTTTCTTGGTACAAAATTTAATGTTACAGCAAATAAAGATCTTGCAGACAAGGGCACTACAAAACCAACAGAAGTAAAACCAACATACGATTTAAAAGGCGTTAAATCTTTAGATGAGCTTCTTTCTAAACTACCACCAAAACATTCAGAAGAACTAAGAGCAAAACTTAATAGAGCACAAGATAAGTTTTCACAAACAAAAAACATCAAAGATCTTAAGTTTGATTATGATTTTGGCGATAAGCGTGGCCCATTAAATATACAGCTAGATAAAGATGTAATAAAATTTGGAACCATTGGAACATTCCCTTGGAAACCAAAAACGCCAAAAGAAAAACGCACTGAAGAATTAAGAGTAGCTACAGAAAGAAATGCTAGAAAAAAAGCTGAAAATATTGCTAGAACTGCTAAAGCAGAAAAAAATAGAAATCTTGCTTCAGCAAGTACAGCAGATGCAACAAAAGCAAAAACTGATAATGCTTCAAGTTTAAGCAGCATTATTTCTGGAATAGATGAAGAAAACCAACAAAATAAAACATTTGGTATAGCTAGAGACACAAAAGTATTTGAAGGTTCAGATCAATATAAAGAACTACAGAAAAAGTTGGCTTTAGATAGACAACGAAGAGAAGGAAGAGGGTTGCCTAATCCAAAAGAAAGTTTAGAACCAAAAAATTTAATCGGTATAAATGAAAATTATAAAGCACCTCAAGAACAACAACAAGTAGACCCAAAAAGATTTAAATTCTTTTCTGATATTCCAGGCACATCGCCACAAGCACAAAGACTAAGAATGCAAAGAGAAGAAAGGGATTTCAACGAAAATTTAAATATTAAAATAGCAAGAAGTCAGAAAACTAAAAAAGAACCAAGAACTCCGAAAACAGAGTCCGAAAGATATAACATATCAAGAAAGCAGTCTGCTCCTGCACAAGAAAAAACTTTATTTGATGAAATGGAACTTGCCAAAATAGGCTCATATGGAACACAAGAACAGAAGATTAAAGATAATGCTGATGCCTTAAAACGACTTAGAGATACATCAGCAGAAAATCGCATTAAAGGAAATCTTAGATTAAATGAAAGACAATCAAATAGAGTAAGAGAAAGAGGAATAGCGAATGAAAATTTGGCAGAAAACTTAAGGAGCTTGAGATCTACAGCGACTGCAAAGCCAGTCGTTTCAGAAACAAAACCACAGGCACAAGCAACAATACCAATAGCGATTGCAAAGCCAGTCGTATCGGAATTAAAACCACAGGCACAAGCAGCAAAGCCAATTGTAAGTTTACCAAACACACAGATTCCAGAAGATAATTATGATCCTTATGCTAAAGTAAAAAAACCAAGAAAGCCAAGAAAACCTAGAGCTACAAAAAATACAAGCAATACAGCTTCCTATGATGCACAAGAAGCTGAATACCAAAGATTATTAGCTGGTATTGCTGCTACATCTAGAACCAAAAAAGGTAGGTTTGCAACTGGTGGATTAGTACCAGGAACTGGAAACTCCGACACTGTTCCTATGGATTTGCCCGAAGGCTCTTTTGTAATTAGAAAGTCTTCAGTTAATAAGATAGGTGCAGATAATTTAGCAAAAGCCTCAAGATTTGCTAGTGGTGGTACTGTTCCTGCATTAGTAATGCCAGGTGAATACATATATAGTCCACAAGAAGCAAACAAGATTGGTTCTTCAAAATTACATGCTATGAATCAGTTTGCTAAATTTGCTAGAGGTGGCTCAGTAAAATTAGGCAAGGGTGGCACACCATTAAGTGAGGACAATACTTTTGATCCAGCAGACCCTAGAAAAATGGCTAGATTAGCAAAGCAACTAGTTGATCAGCAGATGCAAAATAATCCAGATTTAACTCGAAGTCAGGCAAGAACTAAAGCAGCAACTAGCTATAACGATATTAAAACAAAAGGGCAAAAATTAGTAGATACATCAGCAGAAGCGAATAGACTTAAGCAACAGCTTGAAAGATCAACAAAAACATTAGAAGATCAACAAACAGTAACTGAAAATTTATCCAAAGGAATTAAGGGTCTTGAAGCAGCACAAAAAAAACAAGAAGCTTTTCTTAGAGCAAACCCAGGTGATGCTAGAGCACAAAAAAAATTAGACAGCGTAAACAATCAATTGGCAGATAAAAGAAGGGAACTTGTATCTGAAAAATCTAGGCTTGTACCACTTCAGAAAACTGTTGCTGCTGATCAAGCAAAATATAAAACAGCAGAAGACGAACAATCAAAAGCAAAAGTAGATTTAGACCAATACAAAGTAAATAAATCTGGAGAAGTAACAAAAAACAATAAAGTTGTTGGTGAACAATCATCTAGGGGTCCAGGATCAATAAGTGATATTGTTAAACAAAAAACCGCAAATTTTGAGGCAACATTTAACCGAAAGGCTACTAAGGAAGACAAGAAAAATTTAAAGCAAGAAGCTTTGGGCGAATATAGAACTGGAGTAGAAAAACAAGTCAGAGCAGATGCAGTAAAAAGAGGAAAGCCAGTAAATGATATACAAGTACAATCAGTTGTAGATAATTATGTTAATCAGGCCAGTAAAGGGCAAAGAAAACTACAGACTAATGCTCAAGGAGAAATAACTGGAGATACTGGTTTAGGTAAAAAACTTGTTGGTGGTGGATATAAGGAAACTGGAGAACTAACAAAAGGTGGAGCATTAAAAGATTTTGGAGAAAGGGCACTTTTTGGTGCAAAAAGAACTGACTTTGAAACTGGTTCAGAAGGAGATCAACAGTTTAAACAATCAAGAGGAAGTACTGTAGCTAACAGACTAACTACTGCTGCTGTGGGTGCTAGTTTTTTAAGTGAAAGAATTAAGTCTTCGGGTGGAACAGCAGCGGGAATAGTTTCTAAGGGCGAAGGAGATACTGTAAAGGTAGATGAAGGTGCAGCATCTAGTTTTAAATCAGCACAAGCTTTTGGTGCAGCACTAAGTTCAGCAAGCACATACGCTGCTGTTGCTGGTCAATCATTAGCTAAATTTGGCCCAGTTGTTGCTGGTGTGGGTGCTGGAATAGCTGGAATAGTTGGTGCAATAGAAGGATACCACAATGGAATAAAACAAGCAGAAGCTGAAATAAGAGAAGCAAAAATTGCTCAAGCATTAAATAATTTGCAAAATATATTTGAAAGAGTTTCAAGTGGTTTACTTGAAGTAAATGATTCCACATTACGAAAAATATCCGAAAATCAAAAAGTTGTGACTGAAGAAAACGCCACAAAAGCATATGAAGAATCTGGTGGCAACAATAGTAGTTTTATGAAAGGCTTAAACACTATTAGTTTTGGGCTTACTGGAACTGATGTAAATCAAAAAAAGTATAATGAAACATTGTCTAAATCTTCAAAAGAAACTAACGCTGCACAAATAGGACCATTGACTAATGTTTTAAATAAATACAGTGAACAAATAGGTAAAGATGCAGCATTAAAAATAAAATCTGGTGGTGGAGATATAGCCACAACAAATTTTGAAGATCTTAAGGGTGGATTACTTAAAGATTTAAGGTCCGCTGGTGGTGGGTCTGGAAAAGAACAAATTGCTAAGATTGCTTCTGCTCAAGATATTAGTATTGCAGATGCAGAAAAACAATTTATAAAAACACTACAAGAGTCTTTCCAAGCAGAAAAAATAAAGTCTGTAACTACTAAAGCAGTACAAGAAAATGCAAGAGCTATAAATTCAATGCAGTCACTTAGTAATGCGGTTAATGCTGCTGCTGCATCTGCTGATTCATTCTCATCAAAGTTAGATACAAATTCATCATTATTTGAAGGTTCAATTGGATCAACAAAGTTAACTTCTTTTGCAGAAAAAAGCGGTGGTTCAACTCCTGATTTTGCAAAATTTAATGCAGCAATAACTGAATCTTCTGGTGCATTAGGTGTTTATGGAGAACAATTTAAGAGTCAAGGCAATGCAGTAAATGCAGCAAGTCAAATTTTACCAGACATTCTTGCACAATCTGTAGCTAATCCAATATCTGGAAAGGACACATCAACACAAATAACTGATGCATTGAAAGAAGGATTAAAAGCAAGAGGAATAACAGGTGCTGCTGCTGATCAAGTAGTAAGTTCTGTTGGTGGAAAAGTATCGTCAGAAGACTTTACTAAATTGTTGGCTGAAGCTGGTGGAGATGTTTCTAAAGCAACTCAAAAATTAATGTCTGACATTAGTGATCCACTCATAAGTGCATTTAATGAAATAGATAGCAAATTAACTGATGCTGGAAATAAATACATAAGTGGACTTGAAGATTTAGCAAAAAGACAGAAAGCTATTGGGGATCAAATAGGTAAACTTTCTGAACTAAGAAGTAAATCTAGATCTTTTGCAGCTAATGAAATACAGAGACTTCCTGGAGTACAACAAGGGGCAGCAGAAAGTATAAACTTACAAGGTGCAAGAAATGACTTTTCTGAACAACAACAAAGATTAACTGGTTTTGGTGCTGGTGCAGCAGAAAACCCTGCTGCCATAGCTTCTAGATTAAAAAGCACACAACAACAAATAAGAGTTCAAGAAGAGAAAGTATTAAATACAAATAAGTCTACAAATGGTGGTGCAGACTTTAGAAGTGCAGCATTAGAATTAACAAAATTAAAATCTCAATCATCTAATTTAAATGATGCATTAAAAAGCCTTACTGATCAATCAAAGAAATTAGAAGCAGCACAAGCTAAACTTTCACAAGTTAGACAAAACATAGATGAGAAAAGATCTTTAGGAAGAAAGCTATTGACACAAGGTCCAGAAGAACAGCAAAAAATGTTGCAAGGACAGGCAATTTTTAATCAAGTACAAGCTAGTGGCGGTAGCCTTCAAGGGATGAGTACGGAGCAAAATGCTATTTTATTTGATTTTTTAGATAATTTTGGTGCTGCGGGAAAGAAAATACAAGATCAAATACTTGATGCTAATGGATATGGTGCTGGTAAGGATGATAAAGCAGAAGAGAAGGCTCTTATTGCAGAACAAGCTAGAATTTTTGCTCAACAAGAAGAAGCACAAAGACAGATAATAGCTAATCAGCAATCATTGCAACAAGATTATTTTAGTAATTTAGATTCAAGAAATGAAAAGTTTTATTCTGAGCTACAAAAGTTTACTCAGGAGATGCAAAAGAATAGTTTAAGTGCAGAAAAAGGAAAAGAACAACAAAAAGTAGCACAGATTAAAGATGTTCAAAAAGAAGGTAAATTTTTAGGTGAATCTGGATTTAATACTAAAGAAGATTTTCAAAAATTGAATACATATAAAGGACAAGTTACAGCTTTAGCAAAAAACAAACAAGAACAAACAAGTTTAGCTGAAAAAGGTGAACGAAAAGTTCCTACCAACATAAAAACAGTTGGTGGTGTTATTACTAATACTAGTGAAATTGAAAACACATTAGTAAATGAAGGGGGGTATAAGGCAAGTGAAGCTCAAAAAATAAGAGAGATTACTCAAGAAAAGATAAGTGAAGGAAAAGGAAAAGATTCATTGCGTTTAGCAAGAAATCAATTTCATGAACAAAAAGGCAAGGAACTTAATACAGAACAAACAAAAATACAAGGTGATTTTAAAGGTTCTGGAATTGAAGAAAAATTAAATAGTTTAGCACAAAAATTAGCTGGAAATGAAATATCATTTGATCAATTTGATAGAGCTTTGGCCAGTATAAAAGAACTTCAACTTGGAGTTGGTGAAGGATTATCCACTGCTGCAACAAATGCTGAAGCAAGAATAAAAGCTTTAAATGAAGCTATAAATGGACTTGGTGGAATTCAACAATTGCCAAGTGCAGAAGCCAAACCTCAAGTTTCAGCTTTTGCTGTTGGTGGTTCAGTATTTAAACCAAGGGGTACAGATACAGTTCCTGCAATGTTGACACCAGGAGAATTTGTAGTAAATAGAAGTGCGACACAACAAAATCTACCATTATTACAATCTATAAATAGTGGAAAAACATCTTATTTAGCTGGAGGTGGTATTGCTGGTTATATCAATAATACAATTAATAATGCATCTTCCAATTTAGAATTTATGAATAGCGATGAATATAAAAATGCTATTAAACAAAAATATTTGCAAGTAGCTAGTTTTTCTGGAGAATTAAAAACTAAAGCGGACAAACTAAATGAAGAAAAAAGAAATGATGATTATTTAAAGGAATCAAATGTAGTATTCGGTTCTTCTAGAAATTGGCCTTCAACTATAAATAAAGCTATTACAAAAAGCGATGAAAAACAAAATATAATAAAGTTATATAATGAAAATTTCACTACACTAGCAAATAAAACTGTTGAATCAGGAAAACTTGGTAAAGAATTAGATAATTATGATGTTGGACTTTCTAAAGAATCTAAGTTAAATCTTTTTAATTCACAAGCAGAAATTGATAAAAAATCAAGAGATAGAGGGATAGATTATTTTTCAAGTGAATATAGAACGATTAAAGATGAGATATCTAGCGGTCAAGGAGCAGCAGTTGTTCAAAATAGTCTTCTTTCAACTTTAAGTTTAGGTGTGTCGAATTTAATACCTTCTAAAGCAGAATTTGATAAATACTTTCCAGAAACTAACCTTGGTAAAAAACAAATAAAAGTAAATGAATCATCTAAAGGTTATGTTGATTTTGCATTAGGAATAAAACAAAAAGGACAGATGAATTATACACAAGAAATTAATGATGCAAAAAAACAATTTGATAAAAGAATAGCAGAAGAAAAACAAAAAATAGCAGATGAACAGCAAAGATTAAAAAATGAAAAAGAAGCTAAATTTAAAAAAGATACAGCAGCAAAATTAGACACTTCAAATGTTTTAGATAAACAAGGTGCTATTGCTAAAACAAAAGATATAGAAAAACAAAAAGCAAAACTTAAAGAGTCAGGCATTCAAGGTGACTATGTAAATAGCGGTTTAATTAATGAAGTAGGATCACAAAATGTAGATAAATTCATTAAAGAAAAGGGTGCAAAAGAAGACAATTATTTCTTTAGAAGAAAAGGAAGTCCAGAAGCAATAGCAAAAATATATTTGCAAAGAGAGGCACAGGCACAGGCAATTATTGGAAAAATGAAATTAATACAAGATAATCCAGAAGAAGATCCAACAGGAATAACGCCAAAGTTTGCTTTTGAAGTTGGGCAACAAGAACTTCAAAAATTAATAAAAGGAGAGGAAACAACTATAGATAAAAAGTCGTTATCAAATATATCAGCAGGACAAAAGAAAATAGTTGATTCATTTATAACCATGAACTCTTTTGAAAAGGCAGCAACTTCAAAAGGTCCAGAGATGGCTTCATATATAGAAACATATGGAAAAGCTATAACTAAAGACCCACAAGTTTTAGTTGAAAAATTAATAAAAGAAAAAGCAAAAAGATCTGATATTAGTGGTGATCCAGAATTTATAACTGCACAAGCACAAGGTATATTTGAAGCATTAATGTTTTTAGATAGAGAAGGAAAAGCTAATAAATTATTTGCAAGCACAAATCAAATAAAAAAAGGAAGAGGTTTTCTTGAAGTTTTAGAAGAAAAGTCTGATAAAAATATTCAATCGTTTACAAGATTTGGAAAATTAACAGGTAATGGTATAGGTGAAAATGGAATAGGAAATGTAAATTTTGGCAAGAAGGTAGATACAGAAATAGACTTTAGTGCGACTGATTTTAGAACTGCTGTTCCACAAATGGATAATGAGCAAATAATAGAAGTATTAATGGCAAAAGGTTTATATCCATATAAAAGTGGATTAGACAATAATGTATTGAAGGCTCTTGATGCTACAGCAAGTATTAGTAATTATGGTTATTTAAATTTTCCAGCAAATAAAGAAGATGTTGTTCAAGGATTAATGGATGGTGGTTTGTTTAGAGTAAATTCTTTCCCAAAACAAGATGATGAAGGAAAAACAATATTTGAAAGACAAGCAACAATTGCATTATTAGAAAATAAAAATACATATCAAAGATTAGTGGAGATATCAAAACAAATTAAGGGTGATGGACAAGAACCAAATAAAAAAGCAGAATCAGATCCTAATAGTAAATCACAAACAAATGTTGTTAAATCATCAAACGGCCCATTACCATCAGATGATGCAAACAGTATTGCAAATCGCACAAGAAGGGGAGAAATAACCCCACAGCAAGGTGGAGTGCAATTGGTTAATCAAATCGATGATAGAAATCAAGCTGATGAAATTGCAGCACTTGAACAAGGAGATAATGAAGGCCGAATTAGAATTATGCAAAAGTATCAGAGAATGCGAGATGCTAGAGCCACAGGCATGTCAGTTGGTGGAGTAGTAAACTACCTTGCAACTGGCGGTAATGTTCCATCATATAGACCAAACCCTAATCCATCTTACTTTAAGCCTAAAGGTACAGATACAGTACCTGCTATGCTATCTCCTGGTGAGTTTGTAATAAATGCTGGTGCTACTGCTAAACATGGCGATTTATTAAGTGCGATAAATAGTGGGCAAGATGTTGGTTATTCAGCAACTGGTGGTTTAATAGAATATCTTGCTTATGGAGATAGTTCAACTAGTTTTGAAAAGCGATTAAAAAATGCTGGTATTACTCAAAAAGGAATGATGGAAGCAATTCAATCTGGTGATAAGCAGCAGATATATGAAATGAATCTTAAGGCAGGAGATGCACAGAGAAATAGTAGAAATGAGGTTCTTAGCAAAAATTTTGAAAAACAACTTGGATTTAATTTCTTCAAAGGGCCAGATGCTAATAAAAAAGCTGGTGTGAGCAGAATTGGAGATGCAGGGAATTATGCTGAAGGACCACAGGAGCTTGGTTCATATGCAATAGAAACAAAGCCAATACAATTAGCAAAAGAACAAGAGCAAAAACAAGAACAACAAAAACAAAAACAAACAAGGACTATGCCTTTACTGCCACCTACTCAACCAACAACAACTCCACCAGATGTAAAAGATAAGAAACCAGATAATACAAACGCAGTAGTAAAAACAGATCCTAAACAAAGCATAGGAGAAATAGAGCAGTTAAAAGCTAAGATGGAAGCATTACAAGCACAACAAGATGCTATGGCCAATGAAGAATTATATTTTTCTAAAGGTGGAATACCATCATCTAGCTCTGACACTATTCCAGCCATGTTAACTCCAGGTGAGTTTGTTGTTAATGCAAGACAATCATCTAAGAATGCTTCTTTACTACATGCAATAAATACTGGAAAAGATGTTGAAGGTTTTGCAAATGGTGGTACTGTTGGTTATTATGCTGGAGGAAGAACAAATAGTGGAGGCAAAACATCTGGCTTACTTTTGCAAGCTGCAATAACATTTAATAATGGAACATCAAGATTTGATGCTGCTATATCAAGAATGAACAGGCCAGATGGCGGTTCTAACAATAACAATCAAATAAACATAGCAAAGTCTAGTTTTGAAGAACTTTCAAGAATACTAAAAACTGAAATAAAAATAGGATCAGGACCAATAGATAAATTTAATAATGCAGTTACACAATTTGGTACAAATTCAACAGGATTTAACAGCGGTTTTAGCTCATCATTAGAAAAATTTAAAACATATGTAGATGAATTAAGTGCTGCAATAAATAGAATACCAGGAACATTAAATTTAGAAATAATGGGCACTTTAAATGCTTCATTAAATGTTAATTTTGATACTAGTAGTGTTTATGCAGCAGTAACAGATGCTACTGAGTCTCTAAAAGGATGGATAACTAGTGAAATAGATAGGCAAATAACAGATGAAATGGGTTAAGGTATAAATATGGCAAATTATATTATTGCTGGTGCTGGCAGTGGTGGAAACTTTAATGGCACATTTGTGTTTGCCAGCGGTTATTTGTATCAAAATAGCGTAGATTCAAATTATGTGTTAGCCTATGACTCAGGACTATCTCAGTGGACTATTCGTCATTTTTCAAGCATTTATTACTATAATACCGCAAGTGCAGGAAGTCCACCGCTAACAGGATGGCTAACATCATTAGGTTCAGCACCAGCACCAACAATATCAATGGTTCCACCCAAAAAAATATTTAATACAAAAAATTTATTCTTAAAGTCATCTTTTGAAAATAGCGTTTCTTTATATATAAAATCATCTATAGGAGATGTTGGTGCAATAGCATTGTATTTACAGTCAGACACACAAGAACAAATAAATTTATATTTAAAATCTTTTCCTCAAAGTTCAATTAACTTATTTATAAAATATTGGTATGAATATCAAGACAGTCAAGATCTTTACATAAAATCATTTATGGAATCAAGCAAAGACTTATACATATCTAGTTTAGCTATATCTTTACAAAATACTAATATAGATTTTAATATTTATGGCTCAACAATAGACACACAAATAAATGTTGTTGATCTATACATAAACAGTATCACACAACAAAATTTTGAATTGTTTTTAAAGGTCAGCGAAATAGGTAATAGCACTAACTTTATTAATTTATTTATTGATGGCAATTTTGAAAATTTAAAAATGTTTAAAAGTTTAAATCTTTACTTGAGCAACGAATATAAATCAATTTATAATTCATTAAACATAACTATAATTGGTCTTGGAACTACATTTAATGGAATACCAAGCAATTCATCTATGGAACTATTTATACAAAGAGATATTGAGGCAACTTGGAATTCTGTGCCATTAATAGCTTATGGTGCTTCTCCTGCAATAACTAGTAGTATTGACTTTAATATATATACAAAAGATACTTATTTTGATTCAATAGAGTTAGTAATTCCAGAAACAAATCAACCATTCAATGGTAATGTAGAATTATACATTCATGGTTTTGAGGATTAAATATGGCTGGAACATTAACAGATCCGATTCAATCCTTTTCTATTACAGAAGATGTTCAATTCTACGAAAATGGAAAAGCAAAATTATATTTATTTAGTATATCTGTATCAGCAAAAATTGTGGCAAGTCAAACATTATCTACAGAAAATAAAAAAGCATTCATTCTTGCAAGACAAACAGCGATATTAAATCAGTTTAAACAATATTCAAATGCATCCACTCAATATTTTGAAGTTCAACCAAGAGATGCAACACTCCCATTTAAGTTTCTTCCTAGAGTAAAAAGCATTAGCTTTAAAGAAGATGTATGGGTTGATTTTTGTGATTATACAATTGAAATGGAAGCTGATTCGATAGCTATTGGATTACAAACAATTCCAGACCCTAAAACACTTTCAAATGTTAATCCAGCAGATGTAGATGAATCTTGGAGTACTGAATACAATCAAGAAGACTTAAGATTAACTAAAGTTAATCATAAAATTTCAGCAAAATCAAAATCTGTTGGCACAAAAAAAGGTTGGGAAATATCAAAAACAGAAGTTTTAAAAAAGATAAATGATTTAATTCCATTAGACATAAAGATAGCTTCTACAGATACTTATACAACTACTTATGCCACTCCCTGCAATAAATTAATTAGTTATAATGTTAATCCAAACAGTGGTGAGTTTTCTGCCGAAATAAATCTTGTTTATCATAATTCTACAATTTTTAATTCTGAATTAGATCAAGATGCCTATGCTTACCATGAGCAAACAGTGACAGATAAATCAACAACTGAAAGCTTAAGAGAAAGTTTGAGTATTGAAGGAACAATAACTGGTCTTAATGCATTATCAAGTGGTGATAGGTATGCTGCTGCTAATGTTTTATGGGGAACTGTAAAATTAGCATTAGATCAAAAGTATTTAACATTGACAGTAACATCATTTTCAGAAACTAAAGATTTAGAAAAGGGAATTATTAATTATAATTATGAAATTGAAAATATGACTAGACCAACTGGTGCAGCATTTAAAAGTGAATCTATAAGCGTAACTCTTTTTAATCCAAAGGCAAAATCACTTAAAAATTATGTTATTCATAATACAATATACGGAACTTCTGGACCAATATTTCAAGATATTAATACAAAAAAAGTAAGGGCTATGTCTGTAACAATAGAAAGAATTGGAACTGAGGCTACTCCAGATACATTAACTGGATATGAACCAGCAGGAAGTGTTATCGAATCAGACTCTATTAACTTTACTGCACAAAATAAAAAAATATCAAGGACAACAACATTTATTTGGGCAGACGATTCAATTAAAGATTTTCCAACTACTCCTACTGTTAATTTTGCCGTGTTAAAAACCGCAATACCAAGACCATACTAGGAACACTATATGCCTACGAATGGACCATTCTATACGATTCCTAAACAACGATTAACGCCAAATAACATGGCCATGACATTAAATGGAAAAGAACTAGTACCAACTCCATTAATGAGTATTAGTCAACAATCAGAATTTACAGAGAATGGTGAAGTAAAAACAATTACAAGACAAGTGGATTTGAAAGGAAAAATTTTAGCTGTTGATCCAGTGCAAGGAGAGCTAGAGCCAACTGATGTAACTCCATTAGATATAGACAAAAAAAAGTTGACTTTACTTAGAGATAAAATAGCAAATTTAGAATTAGTATTAGTTCATGACATAAATAATATAAATATAACAACACCAATAGTTGGACCAAATTTATCTCAATTACCAGACCTAAATGAAAAATTTAAATTAAAATCAAAAAACTTTCAAATTAACGAAGCAAGTTTAATATGCGATTATACAATATCCTTAGAGCAGATAGTTTTAGATACACAAGAACCAGATGAAACTTGGTCATTAGATCCAGCAGATGAATACGGAAGATTTGTAAAAATAAATAGAACTAGAAGTATACAAGTAAAGAGTGTAGATACTGAAGTTTTAACAGAAAAAGATTATAATTTAGCAGTTAAAAAATTAAAGCCATCTACTTCAATTGTAGATGCTTCTACATATCTAACTGTTCCAACAGGTGGTGTTTATAACAAAACAACTAGCTATTCAGTAAACACTTATAAGAATAGCGTGGAATGCAATGAGTCTTGGATTATATCAACTAATCCATATGTAATAGAACAAACAATAAATACTAAAGAATCTTCTGAATCTATATATAAATCTGCAAGTTTGCAAGGAACTATAACTGGATATGAAGGCGAAGGGAAGACAAAGTATAAGAATGCAGAGGATAAATTAAAAGCAATCAAACAAGCCAATGGGTGGAAAATAGGTGAGACATACACTATTGGAGCAATAACTGGTAAAGTAAAGTCTATTTCTGAAGGAACAAATAAAATATCTGGAGTAATAACCTTTTCTGTAGATATTTCTGAAGGCATAGAAGAAACTGGAGAAAGAACAAAATCTATTACTTGGACAGATACGCCACCCTTAATTAATTTTGTTTCAATTGTAGCAATTGGTAAACCAGAAGGGCCAATTATACAAAGATTAACAACGAAAAAAAATGGTGTTAAAACTGTAAATGTAGAGGTGTTATATAATGATCCATTTGATTCTGTTGGAAAAATAAAGATTCCAATAGATGTTGATACCTATACGCCAAATTCAACGGATATGTTTGTTGAAAAAGATGATGTGACTTATGATTATAAGACTGGTAAAATAACTCGTTCTGTAGTTTGGAATTACAACTAGGTGAAAAAATGAGCTTTGATAGAATAAAGATTTTAAATTTAACTGTTATAGATTTTTCTTCATCCGTTGGATGGAATGATTCAGAATCATCTGTAACTATAAATCTTGCTCCAGAAGATGGCGAAACTATAGCTCCATATCAATTAGGGGAGCCAATTGAGTTTTCTTTAAATCCAAAATCTCCTTTTAAATTTACTGGTTTTTTAGATAGAGTAATTGAAAAACATAATGGCAGTGGATTTACTTATGAAATAAAACTTAATGATGGAAAAGATTTAATTAGAAATGTTGAGTGTGTTACATCTTTATATGGAACTTCAGATGCAGCAGAAGACTTTCCAATAATAAATTTATTTAATGTTTTTAGATATCATGAATCTAAAGGTTTTGGAGTTAGTCAAACTAATGATACTGGAATGCCATATCAAAAATTTGAGGAAGCAGTAAATTATTTATCTAGAAAATACGGAATTTTTTCAGCAGGGAAAGCTTATTCAATTGAATTAAACTTTTCTTCACAGCTTCCACAGTATTACAGAGTTGATCTTCCAAATATAAATCTAATGGATTTAATATCAAAGGTTTGCGATGATTTAGGTTTACTCTATAGAATTGAACTTGATGGAAATGTTTTTAAAATAAAAACCGCAAGTTTGGCAAACAATGCAGCCAATCAAAAAGTTAATAATGTAATTAAAGATCTTGCTAAAAATAAAGATGTTATATCTTGGGATGCTGGAGTTGAATCGTCAAATAATATAGATTCTAATTTTATGTTATGGGGTGGGCAAAAAGACCATACTTTTGCATTTGATTGCTTTAAAGACGGAAGATTGAAACAATTTTTAGGTTATGATATTGATGGAAAACCATATTGGGTTTCAACTAAGTATGTCACAAATACAACATATACATGTCCTTATATTGGTGCTAATTTAACCTTTATTGATTTTGCAGAAAAATCTCATCCAGCACAACCAGGATATTTTTGTTTTCCGATAAAAGGAATTGAAGATGTAATTTCTTCAGATGGCGGTTTATTTATTACTTTGGATATAGCTCAAGTAGCAATAATATTGGGTGGGCAACAAGATCTTTGGGAATTGTACTTAGAAATAAGACAAGATCAAGGGGTAAGCGATTACTATCAGCAAATATTTTTAAAACCACCTAGACTTCGTATAGCTCAAGTTGCAAATTTTATGCATTTTGGTGGATCAGATGAATATCCTGTCACAAGAGTTTATGGGGAGAAAGAAAATGATGCTGGAGTAATAAGGGGAACAAGAGTTTTTTCTTATTTAAAACAATCATTAGAATCATATTTAGGCAAATCTTTTATGTTGCCAGTAAATTATAATGGGGAATTAATTAGCGACTACAATATAAATTCATCAGATCCATTATCAAAAACAGACGGTCTTTTAGCTACAAAACAAAAATTAGAATACTATACAGATGCAGATGCACTAACTCCTTCTGCATCTATAAACTATGATGTAAATCTTAATGTTTCATATAAATGGCTTGAATTATCAACTAATTCAATAAGATCATCTAATCTATCCTTAAGCACAACCACATTAAGCAAAACACAATACAATCAATTATTTTCTGGACCAACTACATGGGTATATAATGGAAGTTATCTTACATATTACACATCGTCAGGAAAAGAAATAACAAGCTTATCTTTGCCTTATTCTTCTTTTAATTCTACAGTTCCATTTCCTGGCGTATCGGGGGCAGGAAGTCCGTTTGGAGTCGTATTAAAATCAGCATCAATAACTGAAACACCAAAAAAAATATACAATATTGTTCCTACAGACACAGGATGGACAGAACCAGCATTATTAGAGGCACTTATTGGATCTATCCCAAAAGAGTATATATACGGATATGTTTTAGATGCAAATGGTAAAACAAATAATTACATGACCTTTAAAAAGTATTCTGGAAATTTTATTTTTGAAAATAGTGAAGAAACATTTTTAGTTGATGATGTTTTATGGGTAAAGTGTTCTTTAAATTCAGAATACGCAATAATTGATGATCAAGAACATTTATCGATAACACTAACAAATTCTGTATCTATATTTGATGAATCAATTATTAATGAAGTTGGATATTTTAACTTAACGAATTGTTTTTTTGGGATAAGAGATAAGAATAGTGTTTTAGGTCAGTCTATGACAGTAAAAACTGGAATTTTGCCAATCTCTCCAAGTGGAGTATTGGTAAATTTTAAATCCACTAGAAATGATTTTTATGGACCTTGGTATTTTGGTAATACTATTGGTGGAAAAACAGTTGTTCAAAAAGATGATTCTTTAGTTCCTTGGACATTTAATTCTTCATCTATTTTAAATACTGCTGCATCAGCAAAATTAAAAGACATTGTTCCAATACCATATATGGAAACAGGAACATTAACTAAAGTTGGATTACCAGAACATAATTTGGGTGACGAAATTGTTTCTAATGGGCCAATACTAACATCTTTATCGTGTAGCTATGGATCTTCTGGAGTAACTACACAGTATTCATTTAGAACATTTACGCCAAAATTTGGTTTGCCATCAAGATATTTAACTGAAAGACTTAAAAAAACAGCAATAAAAGCTTACTCTGATAGAAAAAATCTTTTGGCATTATATAATGACTCACTTAAAAAAATTCAAGCTGTAAATAGAAGAAAAACTGGATTTGCAATATCATCATTCTTTTTAGATTATTTGGGAAGAAGAAATGATAGAAATACGCCACATACAAATATTATTATGGCACAAATAGCTGGTAGATATGGACCAACAAAAATACTTGGAGCGACTTTAAGTAACAGAGAAACAAATGCTGCAATTCATTCTCAAAGCGGAAAATATTTTAATAAAGGTGGAGTATCTTTAGATGGTTTATTTTCTCCTTTTAATAATTTTTACAATGGAATGTTATCTTCAAGTACATTGCAACCTATTGGTGCATTTCAACAATCAGATCAATATGTACCCACATCGTTTACATACACTCCATTTAGATCTGGATCATATATAGCAAACATGGTTTCTTCTGGTGGATCATGGGCTATGAATGATGCTATAGGAGCACAAAATGGAGTTCTTGGTGGACAACCAATTGGTCTTCGTGGTCCAATAATGCTTAGTGGTTGGGGAACAGATTTATTTACAAAGCAAATTGTTCCAAATCAAAATGCTTATATGACAGCAGCAGCTTTGGCTGGACCAGTAGATTTAATGTGGGATAGTGCAAGAGGCGTATGGACTTCTCACGATATATTTCTTGGGCAAGCAGCATCCAATATTCAATCATATAATTTAGGTCAAGCAAATGAAAATTATCCGACTGGAAATGTTGCTTTAAAAACAATTTCTGGAGGCGAATCAACTAATGCAGCAATTATACAAGTAAAAAATATAGGCAAAGCTATACCAGTAGGATCTCCTGTTGTTGCAAAATACTCTGTCTATGACGGAAATTGGTATGTTGAAGGACAAGGTTGTGGAATTAGATATTCTGAAGCTGAATGTGGCGATATCATTACTGACGAAAGTGACTCTGATTTTAAAATAACAAAAAATAATAGTGGAGATGTAGGAACATGTACAGACTTTTTATGCCATGATTTTCTTGAAACAAATGGATTTAATGGCACACATACGGCATTGACATCTGTTGCTGGTGCTACTATTACAGCTACATTTAGAAATGGATTACTTAAAAAGGTTGTTCCAAATCCTGCACCTCCACCGCCACCAACCCCGCCACCTCCACCAACATATAAATGGTACTCACAACAAAACAATGTTGGTTGTTATGAATGTTATAGTTATATTGAACCACCAATTATTTTTGGTGCTGAATATGATGATTTAGCATCTTGTAATCTTGGCGTAGAATTTGATAATTCAAATAATCCAATGTGTTCAGAATCATATTGTTTAGATACATATACAGCAAATATGCCACCATATGGACCTGATTGTAGAGCATGTGTTCCATATTATCAAGGTTGTGGTGGAACGGCATATGTTGGAAATAATTCTTTGGCAAGATGTGCAGAAGCAGAAATTACACATAATACAATTAGCTGCACAACTCCAGCACCAACAACACCTCCACCTTATTGTGTACAAGTTCCTGATTCATGGACTATAACCTGTGCTGAAGATGGTAGTATAAGTGCAGCACCAGCAAGTTATGTAAGTGTTCTTGCTTGTGGATATGCATCTACAGATTCTCCAACGCCATCGCCATCTCCGTTTTTATCTGACTTTAGTACACAATTAATGAAAATAGAAATTCAATCTTTAAAACAACAGCTATCTAATATTTATTCTGTTTTGCAAAAACATGGAATAAAAACAGATGAATAATGAAGATTTAGAACTATTAAGATTATATGGGGTAGAAGTACCTAATGAAATTGTTGTTTATAATGATAGTATATCTACACTTAGCTCTGGTGAATGTAATTGCTGTACTACTACAAGTACTAGCCATAATCCATGCTATTCACCTCCTTGTTGTCCTGATGAAACTGGAACGGCTTGTGGGGCTAATTGCTGTTGTTGCGGTAGTGGACTAGCACCAACAGGCCCAAATTGTGAATGTCTGCCATGTGGCAGTTCTAGAGCAGAATGCGATGGAACAACTACATCTACGAGTACCACTTCTACGAGTACATCGACTAGTACCACAGGAACCTCTACAAGTACTACTTATTGCCCATGTGCTGGAGTAATTGCAACAAATTTAATTTGTCAAAATGGAATTCAGCAATATCTTAGCTTTTCTTGTACTTCTCCATGTTTGGCAAGTGATAGGGCTGGCTGGCCCAATGCTGGTGGTCCTTGTATAACTCCACAAGACTTTTTATTTACAACTTATCAATGTAGTTGTACAACACCACCGCCAACTACTTCGACTACCTCTACGAGTACTAGTACATCTACTTCGACTACTCCAGAACCACAATACATTCATCAAGAGACTGTAGATTTATGTTATTATTGTGATTATGATCCAACTGATAATCTTGGGGGTCCGTATAGCCCCGAAGAATGTTTAATGAATGCTGAAGAATTAAATACTGGAAATATTGATTGTGCAACTGCTACCTCTACCAGTACCTCTACCAGTACATCAACAAGTACAACCATATGTCCTACTGGGGAAGTTTATGGTAGCCCACTATTTCAGATTTTTTATCCTTCCCCGCCAAGAATTTGTTATACATGCAATCCTGATTGTTGGGAAATGTCTATAGTTAATCAACTTGGATATTATGCTGGAGTATTTTATAATGACAATAGTTCATGCATAATAGATAGAGATTCAAGAAATTTAATAAATAATATAGATGCAAATTGTAATTTTGTAACAACCTCTACAAGTACTAGTACCTCAACCTCAACATCTACAAGTACTAGCACATCAACAACTATATGTCCTGTTGGAGAATCTTATGCAACAGCATTACTTCTAATTGAATGTTATGGCTGCATTACTCAATGTTTTGATTTAGGTAACTACATAAACAACATAGTAGAATTTTTTGCTTCAATAACTGGCGAATCAGATTGTATAACTATAAGAAATATTAATAATATTCAAATGAATGTGGATGAATACTGTAATACTATAACTTCAACCTCAACCTCGACAAGTACGACAGGAACACCAACCACAACGACAGGAACACCGACCACTACAACATCAACACCAACTACTACGACAGGAACACCGACCTTTACGAGTTCACCATAATATCAACGCTTGTGCGTAATATTTTGATTGTGCGGTGTAATATACTATATACAATAGGAGAAAAATCATGGCTACATTTGCTTTTTTTTCGGCAGGAAACGACATAGGTTCAAGTGGCGTGGGCTTCTTTGGAAGCTCTGGATTTGGATCGTCTGTTTCCGTAGGAAACTATCAAGACTCTAGCTATATAACTAATAGTAATGGCACTATTGCTGGTGCTGCAATAAACAATGTAAAGTACTCTCATCCAAACTCTGGAATAGTTAATGGAATTGGATCTCCAAGCGGTCTAAACCTTCAAACAATAACCAATGCCCAAGCTAGTTTAAATGTGCGTTTTACCCATGCCACAGCGGTAGCAACACAAAATGTAAAGTTAAGGATCTATGATAGATCAAACATTAATAATGCTGCTAGTGGTGTTACTACTAAAGTTGCAGAGATTATTCATCCAACTTTAACTAATGCTTTAGATGGTTCTGGATCTTCTTCTTGGCAAACGCCAGCAGGATCTGGATCAATTGTTTCATTAGCTAGTTCGCCTGGAATGTCAGGTTTAAGTCCAAGTGGAAGTGGAACAACATCAAATAGGCACGATTGGTATCTTGCCCTGTCTGCATCTCCAGACTCAATTGGTTCAAAAACTCAATATGCTATGTGGATTGAACTTGAATATCTCTAAGCTTAAGTTCTTCTTTAATCAATTTAGAAATCTCCTTTGACCATTCGGTATCATATCCGTCTAGCCAAAGGAGTTCTTTTTTAAGCTCTTCAGTCTTGAAAGAGCTAACATCAATGCCAACATCACTCATCTTTGTTTTCACCTCGGTATTTGCTCCAACCATTATGTGGTCCATAAGAACCAGTTTCACGATCAGGCTTGCCATTAGTATCAAGCTTGCGTACTGGGAAAATCCCACCGCCATCTTGTCGCTGCCCATAAGACAACCTTGCCCTACATTTTGAGTTAGTGCAACTCATCTCAAAATATTCGTAGACTTTCTTGTTCTTTTCTACGGATCGTGTTTTTGGCATAATTGCGGTATTGCCACACAACCCACATTTTTCTTCATTAAAGATTTCAGAGATGCCTCCTACTTCTCTAAACACATCTTTTACCGAATCACAATCTATTTCAATTGTGCAAAACTTTGTTGGGATAATAGCCTTCATAATTACTTCCTCCAGTTAGAGTTATAGCCTTTGAACTTAACATTAATAGACGCTTGATTTCTTTGCATTTCAGACAAATGTGATATTACAGCAACTGCTGACTTATATGGAATTTCTTCAAGCTTTCCATTAAAGTTAAAATCCTTTGCTGCACCCAAATAAGCTGGTACATTGATATCATTTCTTTGGCAGAGAGTTTCTATGAAATTCATCTGCGTAGGAGTTATCTTACCATTAACCCCAGTTTCTTCAAGAGGAACTAGCCCTGCTTCTTCAGCAGCGATTACTTTGCGTAATTTGAGCAATTTCCTCAATGCTCGACCTTCAGCCCTAGTTTCAGCTATTGCAGAAGAATAGACGGCAAATCGGTGGTCACAATTGCCAGGATAGCAATCAGCTACGCTTTGTTGCGATACCACTTCCTCTCCAATACGAACTGTAACTTCATATTCAACAACACATCTGTTGTCATTCTGAGGTGTTGGTGATTGTACAACTTTGGCATTCCCATCGATAATTGGCCCAAGAAGAAGTTCTGTAACTCTTCTTAAACCATCTACTGTTGGATTTCCATCGGCTAATTCATCTGGACCAAAATGGGATAGTACATACTCATTCCAGTCTCTACTAGTCCTAAGAGGAATTTCATTCTCTTGTTCATCTAACATTAATTACTCCAGTTCAAAAAAACATTCCTTCGTACCATTCTTAACTAAGTCTATTGTATGCAAAAGTTTTTTCAAGATCGTTCTCATATAAAATCCAGAACTATTTCCATCTATGTTTTTTACACGAATCATTTTCATTCCAGCATTTATTATAAATCCAGTCTTTTTACTATCACTAGCCACTTGTTTTTTATGTATATCTTCACCCCAAATAGACCTAAAATGACTTGGCCCATCTATTTCTATTGCCAAATTAAGATCAGATATAAATATATCTATGTGTTGTTTTCTGTCAATAGCCCAAAATTCTTTGTGGAAGTCTGCTTTAAAGCCTTCTTTTTTCAATCCAGTAATTAAGAACTTTTCTAGCTTAGATCCATATACTGCTGCTGCCCTAACTGATATTGCTGCTGCCTTTTGCATTTCCTCTACTTTTTGCACAGACTTAGCTTCCCACTGCTGTCTAGACATTTCGGCCCTTCTCTTCTTTTCATCCTCACCCATTTCCTGCCATACATTGGCAATAGAGTCACTTATCTTGTTCTTTGTTGCTTCTGATGTCTTCTTGCCTTTTGTGGGGTGTTTACACCTACCAGTTTCTATGGCTTTTTCTTGTGCTTGAGATTTATCCCTGAGTGGTATGCCAAACTCAACTAAAGCCCTTCTAACCTTATTAGGATATGTACCAAATTCTTCTGCTATTTGATATGTAGATTTAACTTGCTGTACATAATGTTCTATTAGGTATTCATGCGTTAACTGGTTCATTTTTATCGCTCCTAAATATTTCGCTTAATTTAAAGTCTTCAACCACCAAACATTTTTTATTCCACGCCTGTTCAATAGCTAATGCATGTCTATCACTTCTAGCAATCAATTTAATTTTGCTATTACCATATATTTGCTGAATGTCTTCATAATCAAAAGATTTTAATCTCATCCATTCTAAATCCCAAACATAAAAATAAAAACTTTTTACGGATGGATTTTTTAAGATAAGTTTGCATGATTCTATATCTGTAGCAACAATGTTCTTGCCCTTATAATTCCAAAAATCATACATCATAAAGATTGAAAATCCGTTGTTTGCATTAATAGTATATTCATTTTGAGAAAATACAATTAAGTCATTGTCTTGTGACTGTTTAGTCAAAAGATATGAAAGTTGGCTAAACCTTATTTTATTTACAACAATTGCTACTTCCACTGAATAGTTCCTCATGGATTATGCCAGTTAAATCTAAGCTACCATTTATTTGAACATGATCTTTCATTATTGATCTTATCGAGTCTTGATTTTTTGGATTTACAAATAACAACATTAAAGAACCATCCATTTTACCACCTATTGCACCATTTAATCTACAGTCAGAATAAAGTTTTTCTATGTATGCGTTTTTAGATGCTGGATCAATATCTCTTTTTATTTTCCAGTAAGAATTTATTAATTGGCCTAAAAATACCCAGTTTTTTTCTTGATATGCATCATAAAAATCAGCAACCATCTTTTCAAGATTGTCTATTTTATGAAATGATTTCGCTATAGACTTATCGTATTCAAAAAAATCTTTGTTTATTTCATAAAGCATAATGTGATCAAAAAATTCTTTTTCATAATCAAGCTTTATTGAAAACCAAAGATGATCTGAAACTGTTAAATAGTTTAATCCACCAAATACAGCGGATTGGATTTTAGCAAAGTCATCATTAGGATAAAGACCTTCTATGATTATATTTTTCTCAAAAGTCCTATGTAAATTTAAATACTTTAATACTTTTAATGTTGAATCACATGGCTCTTCTTGCTCAATTATAGTATTAAAGTTAATGCATGTACAAAAATTACATGATGCAAAGGTAATAGCCTTATTGGTATAATCGCCAATTACAGTTATTGGTTTTGGTATTTTAAATGCTAACATAGCCACTCCATAACATTATTTTTGTCTATCGTAGATTCATTAAGTTCAACATCTATTTGTGGGCAAGCATCACTTGATTCTAGAAAAAAGCAATTGAAATCTAAAAACCTAACTTCTTTGTTTTCTTCAGTATCATAGAAAGACTTAACCGTATAGTCAGCTATCTTTGGTGGATATTCTAAATTATATATTGGAAATTTAAAGCATTCTTTCATTAAAAAGTTTGAAAGATTAGAAGATGCATCCGTAAGTCCGACTTGAACATATGGTGGCATTGAATAACAGTTCATTGTATTTACAAAGTCATTATCTATTTGATCCGCAAATTCTTTGAAGCAATTATTGCCATAAATAATCTGAGGGCTTGCAACTATTTTTCTTTTTGTGCAAAACCTATCGCATACTTTATGAGCTAGACTTTTTGATTGTTGATATGTTTTTAAATTATATGTTTCCATTAAATGTTCTGGTTTTGTTTTAATAACAGTCCAAGAACATCTTGCCGAATATATTGTTAAAACATCAATTATATCATTAGATTTTTCGTTATCATCTATAGCTATAATTACTTTTAAAGTTGTGTTGGTAAGATCTCTAGTTATCCACCACAAACACTTTCTAAGATGATCTGAAGATTTAACAAAACCTAAATTTACACTTAATACTTCTCTAGAATTTTCTTTAATTCCAATAGACATTTATCTGACTCCTGTTCCATACTCAATAGATTAAAAAGTTTTGCTACTCTATTATGCGATGTATGATTATTCCTTACATCTTTATTTATTCTTTCTACTTCGTCATTTAAAGAATCTGGATTTTGAAGCAAGTCTATAATAGCTTTAAAAAACGATTCTTCATCTTCATAATTAAAATTATCTGCATTTATCAAATTTTTCGTCTTAGCCGATCTATACAGTATACATGGTTTTCCAGATGCGAACACCTTTAAAGGCCAAATTTCACCAGAAAATAAATCAGAAGAAACAGACAAGGAGCAAGACATTATAATATCTTTAACTAGATTTTCCTTTGCCTTTCCTAAATACTGTCTATATGGCCACTTCTTATCTCCCCATACCTTAACAATAAAACCATTTTCAGATAGGGTGTTTAAAATAACATTGTCATTATCATCTATGTATTCACCAACATAATTAATGTCAGAAATTAAGTTTGTCTTTGATTTTCCTTTGAGCAAAGGATAGATATCTACGGATGGATCAAAATTATTAAAACAATAAACATTATCATGAAAATTTTTATTTTCTAAAAAAGAAGCGTTTTTATAAAATATAACAACCTTGCATTTTGGATAAAGATTTATTGCTTTTTTTGTAGCTCTATCAAATGCTGATTCACATGCAATAAATAAATCTGGTTTTTTTTCGTAAAATGCATCTAAAATTGATTTTTCTTTTTGCTTAAAGAATAGAAAATCATGTCCACAAGATATAAATGCTTTTCCCCAACCTGAGAACTCTTCTATGTTTAATTGTTCCCCATAAACACAAAGAATATTCATCTTAACCTCTTTTCACTAGTTTCTTTGCTCTATCTATATCTTTGGAAGTATCTATCTCAACCATTTTCCAGTTGTTATTCCTATGAGCTTTAAATATACCAGACTGATCTATTATTTCATTAAAAATTTCAAAGCAAAATTTCTTATGTGATCTTTCATTATTTGTTATTTTTTTATAAAGAAGCAATTCATTTCCAGTGAGCATAGCTATATGGCCCCACTTTGGACTTATACCATAAGAAAAATGAACAACATTGTTATCAACTACATTAACTCCAACCTCCATAGACCTTTGATTTTTTTCATTGTCTATAGCAACCCAAGAATTGTTTTTTGGTGTTTCTTTAAAAATCTCGTCTGTAAAAACAAGATCCCCATAAATTATTAAAAGTTTTGAGTAGTTATTCCTGCTTAAAGCTAAATTGACAGACATTGATGTGTTGGTAGATTCGTAACTTTTGTTTTCTATATATGAAATTAAAGAAGGCATTTTTTCTAATACTTTATCTTTTTGAAACCCTACTATCACAGTTATTTCGTATTTTGGAAAACATGATTGAATTATACTTATTTGTCTTCCTATAACTGTTTGATCTGACGATATACCAATAGCCGATTTAGGACCATATGCCTTCATTCTTTTGCCAAGGCCAGCAGCTAATATAACAACCCCAAGTTTATGAGCCATTACTTATTTTGTCTCTTATTCTTGCCCAATTTTTAATCCATACATTTTTTTCTACTGTATTGGAAGAATTGTACTTTCCTGTTCTCATGATTACATATTTTTCTGGTATATGATAACAAACGAATTTCTTAGCTATTCTTATCCACCAATCGTAATCTTCTGCTACACGCATTTCTTCGTCAAAAAAACCAGAGTCTTCAATTGCATACTTAGCAACCAAACTATGTGGTGGAATTATGCACTCTGAAAGCAATCTTTCTGAGCAGAATGGTTCTTTATATTGTTGATGAACCCTATTGTTGTCTACATATAAATTTTCATAGTCACAATACACAACACCAACATAGTTTTGATGTTCAATCATTTTTTTAACTGTTTTTTTTATTTTTCCAGCAATGTGCATGTCATCTGAATCAATAAATGAAAAGAAATCTGTTTCATCAAAACAAGATTTTATTCCAATGTTTCTAGCTGCTGATGGACCTTTAGATGCATTTGCAGCAATTAATTTTATTTTAAAATCATAATCTTTATATGTTCCAACTATTCCAGAGACTTCATTTTCTAAAAAGGGTTTTGGATTAGTTATTAAATTGTATATGTTTTGTGCTGAATTATCTGTAGATCCATCATCAATAACTACAATGCTTTTACTGTCATACGGATCATTAGCCACACTGTCTAGGCAGCTTTCTATCCAATGACCATAATTGTAATTTGGTACAACTACAGTTACCCTTGGCTTATTATGCATGGACATATGTCTTCACACTTTTTAATCATGGAAGTAAGGTTTTGCGTTGTTGCAATATATTTTATTTTTTCAACAATAGTGTTTGCTGGTTTTTCTGAATCATCATCAACAACAGCTTCTTCGTTTCCACGCAAGAAATTAAATATAAAAGATTGAAAAGTAAGACCATTGTTCTGAGAATCAATCGGTTCTAACAATAGGAATCTTTGCATGTTGTCATTCAAGGCAATATCAATTTCTTCTACAAATCTATTTGGTATAATAAAATCGGAGGTGAAAACAGACATGTATATGCAATTTGTTTTTTGCATTGCTACATTCATAGAAACATCACCAACATATTCACCATCAACTATATGCCTAATAGACCATTTAAATGTTACTTTTTTATCATTAAGAACTTTCATTATTTTTGATGGTTGAACTTCTGGATTAGCACAAAAAATTACTTCGCTAAATTGTTTGGTTTGATTGCAAATACTATCTATAATTCTAATTAAATTTTCTTCGCTTTCTTTTATCATAACTAAACAGCCGACTCTAACTGAACATCTTTCTCTAGCACTTTGCTTTGCTTCTTCAAATGTTTTTCCTTCTAAAAAAGATATTGGTCTATATGTCATGCAAGCATGATTATTAATTACAAAAAATTCCTTTTCTTCATCAAACGATTCATCTACAGCAACACCATTTTCTTTAAGCTTTTTTATTTTATCAAAAGAGCAATCTGTTTGAGTTTTATCAGAATAAATGGCAAACGCACAATCTTTACATGATGTATGAACACTTCCTAGCATTATTTTCTCCTTGATTCTATATAGCAATAAAATGAGTCAAGCTTGACATTCTCTATTATCATATCATTTTCTACAAGTATATTTTTTATAAAAGGTATTGTAAATCCAGATTTTTTAAAATTCCATCCTTCTTCTTGACCGCCATAAATATATTGTGAAATATCTTCTTCTTTAATAGTTCCAATTGTTACCAATCTACATAATTCAATAATATCTTCAAAAAATAGAAATAATTTTCCTTCATGCTTTAATTTTTTGCACCAATGTTTAATAGTGTCTTTTATTTCTAAATGACTTATAAAATTTAAAACTCTTTTGCAAGAGATAGCATCTAACTCACCATCATCTGCAATTTTACTTAAATCTTGATAATGACAATACAAAACACTATTAGACGATGTTGGAAATGGGCTTATATATGTAAACTCACTATCTTCAACATCTTCTATAAAGAATGGTATTCCTATATTTATTTTCATAGTTCCCACCAGTTTTTGGTTACTGCCTTCTGTAAAACTTCATTCCATCTATTCGTAAAAGATTTTAAAGAAAAATTTTCAACTATTGTTTTTCTTGCTTCTTCTCCCATTTTTCTGCACAAAGAAGGATCTTCCAAACAATTATTCAAAAACAATTTAAGTTCTTCTTCATCATTTGAAATAAATCCATTTACGCCATTTTTAATTATCTCTGGACACATACCATTTGCAGTAGTAACAACACAACAACCACATGCCATAGCTTCTATTAAAGTAGTTGGTAGCGGACTAAATATTGATGTGTTTAAAAATATACTAGATCTATTATAGCCATTAACTAAATCATCGATATTTTTAGCTGGTTCAGAAAGATCAGGATTATTGCCAATTACAACTACTGGCATATCCTTGGTTATTGTCTGCCACAATGTAAATCCACATTCATAATCTCTATTTTGCCAATCATTAACGACACTCAAAATGTTGTTTTCTCTTTTTATTTTTTTATTGTTAAAAACCTTAGTGTCAACCCCATGATTAATAACTTCATGTTCTTCCTTAAAATCCCAAGATTTTACAGAATATTCAGAAATAAATATATTTGTATTGCCAAGTTTTTTCTTTAATGAAGTTCTTGTTTCTGTCATGCATACATGTTCTAGGCATATTAATGGTATGTGTAAATGTTTAGATATAATCGATGCTATATTAAATTGCATAAATTTTTCATGGCTTAAAATAGCATCAAAAACTAGATAGTTTGGAATATCAGATATTTTATCTATATTATTTAATAGCTTATGGTTTTTTGGAACTTCTGCATATTGAGTATTCCAAGCTTTAATTTTTGGATTGTTTATGACCCAAAAATCAGCATTGATATCAGCCATATTAGACTGATATCTTTCATGCGTTGAAAATGTAAGTATCTTAAGTCTATCCCCACTTTTTCTAGTGGATGACCTTATTATATTACTTAATGCAGAATGCATTTATTCCCCTAACTGCTCAACGATATATTTAATAAGCCCATGCCTTTGTATATCATCACCAGTCAGGAACACTTTAGCAATATCTTTATGATTAAGTTTTTCTAAAATCCACTCCATAGTATTTCCTTCGTAGTGAGGCAAGTCTGTTTGTGTGTGATCACCACAAACAACAACTTTTGAATTTTGACCAAACCTAGTTAAAAACATTTTTAATTGCCGTCTTGTGGCATTTTGTGCTTCATCTAAAATAATCATAGAGTCATTAAATGTTCTTCCTCTCATTAATTCAAGAGGACATATTTCTAATATCTGATCATTTCTTATTGCTTTCATTTTTGTTTTTGTTACAAAATTACCGATTGCCTCAAGCATGGCAACCATAAAAGGTTCAGTTTTTTCTTTTAAATCGCCTGGAAAAGCACCAATCTTTTGCCCGCATTCAATTAATGGTCTAGCTATAATAATTTTTTCTATTTTTTTCTGCATCAACAATCCAGCAGCAACACCACAAGCTATAAATGTTTTCCCTGCACCAGCAGGACCAGAACATATTGTAAGCGTGTGTTTTTCAATTGCTTCTATATAAATATCTTGATTTTTTGTTTTTCCTTTTATTTGATTCGTCTTTTCTTCTTCAACTGACTTATCTCTTTCTTCCTTCCAAGAAAGTTCTGTTGGTTCTTCTTTATAGTTTGCAATGTCTACCCAAGTTTGTTTTTTCTTTTTTGGAGGCATGTTTGATCACCTTTAAAAATTTTAAACCCACTTTTTCGTGGGAGAATTCGTAGGCACGATCTAAAGCAGAAGTAGCCTTAGATTTTCTGATATCCTCCATCGAATAACAATCTCTCATCTTCCTTCTTAAGTCATGAATATCAATTGACCACCAATATTCAGAACCATCGTAAATGCCATTAAGAATCCTTTCTTGACCGAAAACAAATTCCTTATGGCAATCAACCATCCATCCAACATTGTCATTCAAATAGTCTTTGTAACCAGAGCAATTAGTTACAATAGGTGTCTTTCCAAAACCCATTGCATCAAATGCTGGTATACTCCAAGCTTCACCATAAGATGCTTGTACAAAAGCATCGCATGAATTATGCAGTTTATATATAGCGTTATTTGATAATCTTTCTTTTATACAAAATACTCTAGGTGGTCTTTTGACATTAAGTCCAGAGGAAATAGAATTGCAGTATTTAACAAAGTCTTCTTTGTCATCGTGATTTGTTTTTACTATTAAGCAAACATTTTCATCTCTTGAAAACTCTAAAAAATATGCTTTTAATAATGACGATAAATTCTTTCTTCTTTTCTGTTCTCCAATAGTATAAAAGATAAAATCATTTTTAAAAGTATTGTCTTCTATCTGTTTTAACTTTTCAAATTTTTCAGTATAAATAGAAAAATCTCTAGCATGAGGAACAACATATATTGGAACTTTTACTCCACTATTTCTGCATGATTCAATCATTTCATTATTTATAACAACACAACAATCCATATTATTTAAATGGTTTTGCCAGCCAGCCATTCTAAATGAAGATGTTTCATGAGCAAAAAGTGCTATATTTAAATCAAAATTTGAATCATATTGCATATGAGTTGGAAGAGTGTGTTGAATAACAACATTACAATTATCTATCGATTTTTTTTCTAACTCTTCTACTCTTTTGTGTGGCGTGTGATTTAATTCATTGAACTTCAATGGTCTACAAACAACATTTACGCCAACTGAATCTAAAGATAATATATAATCTTCAGCAGCTTGACCATATCCAGTTCCATCTCTGTAATTTCCAATGTAAAGAACTTTCATTCTAGTTCCTTATAGATTCATAATGGTTATATTTAGATACTATTTTTTCTACTTCCTTGCATACATCTTCTTTAGAAGACATGTTGTAATTCATTTTTTTTAAAAACTTTGAAAACAAAAGAGAAAAATCATCATTAAAACATTTTAGCAACTGTTTTAAAAAATCTGAATTATTTTCAAATAATATTTGTGAAGATATACTCATATACCTTTTTGGTTCATTCCATGTATTTGAGCTTGGTATAGATAAAAAGTGATTTTTTAACTTTTCTGAAACAGCATCATAACTATATTTTTCTTTTGCTAAATTTAATGTTTTATTAGACTTAAACTTTCTTACTGATTCTGGCTGTTTAAAATATTTAATACAAATATCTACAAAATTTTGATTGTCTGGTAGTGCAAACTTTCTATGTGTTTCAACCTCATAATGCATTCTCTGTACCTTTATTGGAAAACCATCAAGTTTTCTAACTATATCGTACATGGCACTATAATCTGTAGCACAAATAGGAACTCCACAAGAAGCTGCTTCAACTAATGGCATTCCAAACCCTTCTGCACAAGAATACTGAACATATAGATCCATTAGATTATACACCATTGCCATAGAGTCTCTTTTTGCACCAGAACTTGTATTAGGAAACAAAGAAGATGTTTTTTTGCAATGATTGCATTGTATAATTGCACCATTAAAATTTGATATTGATATGTTAAAACAAACTCTACAACTATATGTAAAGAATAATTTTTTTGATATTTTTGGTCTTTCTGCTATTAATTTTGGTATATCCCAACCAACATCTGGATAAGTAGTGTGCATATATAGAATTAATTTTGAAGATATCTCTTTTGGTGCTTGATCCAACAACATTTCAAATGCATCAAAAAGATCTGGAATAAGTTTTCTTTTTTGATTTCTCATAACAGAACCGATTATTAAACAGTCTGGATCTAAGCCATGAGATTTTTTAAATTCTTTCTTGTCTTTAATCATTGTAAATACTTCGTCTGCTGCTGGAGATGCAGAAGAAATTAAATTTAAATTTGGGTAATTTTCTTTAAGTATATCTAATGCCCAATCTGAATATGTAAATATGGAATCTGCCTTAGTTAATGTGTATATCCATTCTGGATCTAGTGGAATAGAATCAATGGTTGGCATATAAGCCCAATGAAAATGTCTCTTGTAAGGCGAATCTCCAATAAAATCATCAATCCAAGGATCTCTAAAAGACCATACTACATCTGGTTTAAATTCCAGAAGAACATCTTCAAAAATAGAAGATCCGAATCTTCCAGCCCCATTATCTTCCTTTGGATAGTATATTTTCCAAGGTGGTTTTGGAACTGATGAATGATCTTTACCAAAACACCCTATTTCTGCCAATTCAAATTCTCCTGTTTGATAAAGCCTATTCATAATCTGGCAACCATAGTTGGCATATCCAGAGTTTATAAATGTAGCTTCACCGCACAGGAGTATTCGTTTTTTTGACATTTTAATTCCTATAGTATTTGATTGCCAAAATCTTCTTCTTCTACAAATACTTCCGTTTGTTCTTCTTCATCGTTTGATTTCTGATCTACATACCAAAATTTTTGAACTATAAATTTAATTTTATGCCTGTTTTTGCCATTTTCTTTATCTACCCAACTTTCTGTTTTAGCAGAAGTATGCACCAAAATTCTAGAACCTTTTTTAAAATACTTACCAATCAAATCAGCAGTTTTTTCCCAAGCAACACAATCAATAAAAGTCATTTCTGGTTTTTCTTGATTTTTAGATGGGTTTCTAACCGAAATACAAAAGTTAACAACAGATTTTCCGTTGTTTAATTTTATAAGTTCTGGTTCTCTAGTTAGCTTGCCAAGGAAAGAACAAATATTCATTTCTATCTCCTAAATTTGAACAACAGTTTTAACTAAAAGAGAGTCACTTTTTTTGTCTCGTTCACCTTGAATCAAGACTGTATTACCCTCTTTTAACAAAGAAGCAAAATCTTTGTACGAGTTTGGAAAACAGATAACATCATCTATTTTTCCAGTAGCATCAGATATTGATAAAAATGCCATTCTAGATCCCGGTGTTTTTCCAGCTTTTGTAAGTACTTCTTTAGACCTTCTTACTTCAACACCAAAAACCATATAACCATTCTTTCCATCTAAGTATTCTTTGCATGTAGTATTTGAACTACTTGTATCGCAGGAATCTGTAGCATTATATGTTAAAGAAATCCCTAAAGAGTCCTTTTCAATCCAACAAACCCAACTTGGAATATCTATTAATGGAGAAGGAGGATTTTTAATCATAGAGGCAATGCTTTTTAAAACCTCAACTCTTTTGACTGAGGAACAACAACCACCTTCTTTTTTTGTGTTTGCTGAGTTTAAAATCATATCTGATATGTTAGTGATTTCAGCATTGGCTTTTATCCATTCTCTTTCTTTATCTGTTAATTCACACCAAGCATTAAATTCTGCAAGAAGAACCTTCCTTTTGCTTCCAAATTTTCTTAGTCCATTAACAGCAATTAATTTTTCAATACTTGATTTTGGCATTTCATCAGAACATTTAACAACAAATTCTTCCCAAGAATCTATGCTTTTGCCATAATTATTTATAGCGAGCTTAATTTTTTCAAATTGAGATTGGCCAATTCCTTTTACATCAGTAATACCAAACCAAATTGATATTCCATCAGTATAGAAATTGCTATTTAGCATCATTAAATCTGGAGGCTCAACAATTATGTTAAATTTTTTTGCATCTTCAATTAGATCTGATATTTCAAGTTGGCTATCTGCCTTGTCTTTAGCAAAATAAAGCCAGCTAGTAAAGAATTGAACTGGAAAGTGACTCTTTAAATAAGCGGTATCATATCCAATTAAACCATAACAACAACTGTGACTGCGATTAAAGGAATATTTTTGACTCTGTTCAATCCATCCAAATATTTCTTCGGCTTGATCTTCTGAAACAACCTCTATTTTTTTAGCACCCTCAATAAACATCTTTTTACATTTTGCCATTTCGCTAGATGATTTCTTTCCCATTGCTTTACGAAGCATATCTGCCTCTTGTAAAGTGAATCCAGCGATAACCCTAGAAAGTTCCATTGCCTGTTCTTGGAAAACAAGCGATCCGTATGTTGATTTAAGTGCTTCATCAACAATAGGATGATAAGATGAAATCTGTTCTTCTCCATTTACAATACGACAATAATGTGCGGTCATACTAACGCCCTTATCGTCAACAGAACGCAAAGCTCCTGGCCTTATCAGTGCTCCAAGAGCAGTTAAATGTTCAACAGTCTTTGGTCTTAATTTCTTAGACCACTGTTTTCCAAGATCTGACTCTAATTGAAAAATTCCTTTTGTATCGCCTCTAGAAAATATATCCCAAGCAATATCGCAAGAAGGTAGATTGGTTGGGTCTACTTCCATTAGAGGCAAAGAATTTTTGGTTAAAGGATCTCCAATTATTGGAAAACTACAACCGCATGAAAACTTGTATGTTTTTGTCATATTATTATTTCTTAAATGAGTCTTTAAATTTAACTTTTGGGTATATTGATCTATGTAGTTTTAAGAAGTATGTGATTAAGTCTGCTGTTTGCTCAACATCAACTAGTGCATCATGAGCATTAGCCTTTGACATTCCAAAATGATCTCTAATGGTATCCATTTTCATATTAGGCATATCATCTGAATTTTCAAACCAAAGCAGCATCATTTCATCTAGATCAAACATGCTTCTTTTATTAAAGAAAGATTGTGTGGCATTTGGCTGAACATATCCTAATTCAATACAGACTCTTTGAAAAATCGGCATATCAAAAAATCTAATGTTTTTTCCTGCTGGAACAGGGGCTAATATATTACTTTTACCAACTGCAAAAGTAGATATAAAATCAATAAATCTACTCCAAACAACATCAAGATTAGGTGCAAGCTGAAGTTCTTCTCTTGTCTTTTTGTTTACTGCTAGTGCTGCTTCTTGTAAGTTATTAAAGTCTCTAGGTTTTACAAGACTATTAAATACCGCACCTTCTATTGGTTGAAGAGTTTTCCTATTTATTGCCTTTGCAGCAATTTGAATAACTTCACAAGTATTTGTATCTAAAGATCCTGTTTCAAAATCAAAAACAATAATCGTATTACTCTTCATCGTCTTCTTCTCCTTTAATAGTTAGTTCTATTGATCCATCATCATTTTGCTGTATTTTAAGTTCAACTTCCGCATCTTCTGCTGAATCTAAAAAATCCTTATCTATAAATAATATTCCTCCATTTTGAATTGTTATCGCTTTTAATAGTTTATTAGCCTGTTTAACAAGGTCTTTCTTTAAAGAAGAACAATCAGATAAAGCATCCAACAAGGCTGTTTGCTGAACTACTAATTTGCTTATTATAGATATTTCAAGAGAGTTGTCATTCATTTGGTTTCCCCTTTAAAATATTTATACAACCCATTATCTTATCTAAAACTGCAACTCCAAGTATGTCAAACTTAACCATACCAATTGATTCTAAATCTGACATTTCCAGACCAGCTATCATTTGTTTTGTTTTTTTATCAAATGTCATTGGGCATACTTCTGATAATGGAATATTGCTAATAACTATACCAGCAGCATGTTTACCTTGACTCCTTTTTGTTCCTTCTAATCTTATTGCTTGTGCAAATTCCTTTGCTAATCTTCCAGAGTAAGTTCCATCCTTTTCAATCTTGCAATACTCAGATAATCTATCAGGAATATTCTCTAACGCCCACCTTATTATTGAAGAATCTCCATCTTCATCTTTCATATCTTGTAGCTGTTCAGATATCTCTGATTCATCTGGAATATATTTTGTTACATTGTTGCTTTCCTCAAAAGAAAAGCCGTGAACTCTAAGAACATCTTTGAGTGATCCACGACCCTGCATACGACTAAATGTTATCATTTGACAAACATTGGTACTTCCATACTTTTGCTTTATATATTCTATTACCTTATCACGCTTTGTAATTGGAAAGTCACAGTCAATATCTGGCAAACTTATACGACCAGCAGAGTTTCTTCCTGCATTATAAAATCTTTCAAATATAAGAGAATGTTTAATTGGATCTACTTCTGTTATTCCTAAAAGGTAGGATATCATGCATCCAGCACCAGAACCCCTACCTCTACCCATAATCCAACCCTTAGACTTTGCCCAATTGCAATAGTCCTGCACAATTAAAAAGTATCCAGCTAAACCCGAAGTATCTATAACTTCAAGCTCATGCTTTATTCTCTCTGTATATTCCTTGTATTCATCTGTTTTTGGCTTTATTTCAGAAAAACGCCTATTCCACCCATCTCTGCATAACTTCCTCAAATAAAGGATCTGAGAAAGCCCATCTGGACAAGCAAAGTTTGGTATGGCTGGTTGTTTTATAAGTGAATAACTTTCACATAAACTATCAATTAAACAGCAATTACTTATTTCATCTTCTTCATGAAAGCTAGATATCTCTTCAATTGTTGGAAGATAGTATCTATTTGATTTAAAGAATACGGAAAGTCCAAATTCTTCGTTATTTTCTAATTTGCTATTTACATTTTTTAAAGTTGTTTCCATTGAAGAACACAACAAAACCCTTTGATCAGGGGCATCTTCTGGCATAACATAATGAACATCTGGAGTTGCTATTTTTTTAATTCCAGTTTTAGCACAAAGTTCTCTCAAGCATTCCGCAATAACTTTTGATGCAACTAAATTAGAACTATCAAACAATTGTATTTCTACAAAAAAATTGTCTGCCCCAAATATGTCTGTATACTCCGAACAAATGTTTCCAGCTTCATTCAACCAATTAGGCTTAAGCATTTCTTTTATTTCATCATAATCGGTTCTTTTGTATGCTTCTTTATAATCCTCAAATAAGCAGTTTGCCAAATCGGTTCCTGGGTGACCAGAGAAAGCAATTAGATCACCGCAAACTCCTTTAAAGTCATTTAAGTTTAATCTTGGTTTATAATAAAAATAATCTAAAGAATTGGCTAAAGAAGATAGATTAATTAAGTTTTTCCATCCATTTAAATTCTTAGCAATAACGCATAGATGGGTCAAACTTGAGTTTTCTTTATTTTGTTCTATCGCTGGTTTTTTACAAATATAAAATTCACAACCAATAATTGGCTTTATACCTTGTGAAATACAAGCTTTAGAAAAAGAAATAGCACCAGATATAGTTCCATGATCAGTTATAGCACATGAAGTATATCCAAGCTCTTTGCATCTTTTTGCTAAAAGATCTGGCTTACTTAATCCATCCAATAAACTATAATGAGTATGACAATGCAATGGTATCCAATTCATGTTCAATCCTTAAATTTTTTTCAATTAATTAATTTCTTAAGTAGTTCCTAATTACATGCACTGACCAATCTTCCCAGTTTATATCTGATATTACTGTTGTTTTTGTGTGTCTAAATTCGCCATTTGCAAGAGCTTTATCAATTGGATTAAGCGAAGTTCCATCTTTTAAATGAACATGAAAAACAACACCAAAATGAACAGCATTAACTGTAGACGAATCGTCATTTATAACACCAACCAATCTTACAGAATGAGGATCTGAAAACTGAACTTCTTCTTCTATTTCTCTTTTGCAAGCATTGCCTATTGTTTCAATGTTGTTCCCATCGCAAGGATTAACATGTCCACCAACGCCAACAGACCATAGATCATGAAGCCTATTTTCAGAACCATGCTTTGATCTTTGATACATAAACAATTGATCATTTTTTGTAAAAATACAATAAGGAATTACTTGTTTATAATTCTGGTTATTTTCTGCAATATCTCTGTCTATATAAAATAAATTTTCTGGAGCAAGGATCTTATTTTTAATGCTAGAAGCTTTTTCTCCAGTTAGCATTCCTTGAAACGATAAGTCTTCAGTTAACAATTCTTTTCTAAAGACCAAAACTTTCTCACCATTGTACTTTGGAAGATACTCTGGTTCTTTTGAAACAATTAATTCCCCTTCCTCATTATAATTTGGATAATCTTGGTCTGTAGGAGAATTTTCTGGACTAAATGTTGTAGAAGTCGTTGTCTGTTTTGATTTTTCAAAAATAGCTTCTATCCACTTTTTACTTTTTGACATCATTATTCTCCCTGTTAGATTGACCACCACCATCGCCATAAGAAACAACTGTTTTTTTATTGGCATATTTAGTATACGCAACATTCATGCCCAATTGTATAAGTTCTTTATTCATAAAGTCACAGACAGAAATATCTGTATCTTCATATTTTTCTTTATGAAACCTACAAAGCTTCTCACATTTCCATCTATCTTTACCATAATCTATAATTCTCGATGGAAAATGACAAGACTTTATTTTTTCAAATTCATACCTAATCATTTCAATTGTTGTTTTTATATCTTCTTTATGAAAACACAATGTAAAAGGACCACCAGCTTTATTAAAAAAAATAGTAATAATTATATTTTCTTCATCTGGATAAAGTTTGTTTAATGCGTAATGATAAAGTCTTAATTGAAAGTCTTTATAAAAGTCATCATAGTTTTTTTCCTTTCCAGTTGCCCAGTTTTTTCTTTCTCCTGTTTTCCAGTCTATGTACTCTATTGTTTTTTTGTCTACTCTAGTTATTAAGTCCATTGTTCCTTTAATTCTAAGATTTCCAGACATAACAGTACCATCATCTAAATAGTATTCGTATTTAGCCCAAGGTTCTTCAATCTCTATATCAAAATACTGCTCTGGTTGCTCAATCTTTCTAGATAAAGGTGAAAACATACCATTGTTAAATAATAGTGTATCCCAAGTCCATTTAGAGCATTCCTTTAGATCCTTATCATCCCACTCATGAATGCTTTTGTTTTTATAATGATTAAAAGCAGACAGTATGGCACTTTCTGGAGAAATATCTATTGTGGAAAAAGTTTCTTTTAATTCACTATCTGTAAATGTAGATGTTTCGTTTTGTAGGCAAAGCTTTTTATTTGCCAACAATTCTAATGCTTTATGAACAACATTGCCCTTTTCCGCTTTTTTATTGGAATCATCTTGAAAGCCTAAGTTGTAAGTTAGCCAGTACTTATGTTGACACCATGCGTAAGAACTTACAGAACTAGACCTTAGATAAGTTATGATCATTTTTAATCCAGTTTATTTGTTTTAGTTTTCTGATAAGTTCAAATTGCTGTTCTTCTTTAGACATATTTTCATTATTTAAAATAATGTCAAATTTGCTTGCACATTTATCTATTTCGTTTTCACTTATGTGGCTATCATTATCTGTGCTTCTTGTTAGCCTAATAACTATGCCACCAGCATCTTTAATGCTATCAATTTCATTTTCAAACCTTGCATCAGTAATAAAATTTAATGGGCAGTTTTCTTTGCTTATCATATTAAAACAAGCGTTAATATGTATTGATTTATTCATTTTTCTGGCTATTCCAGTTCCAAACTCTTGTAGAAATTCTCTAGCTGTCATTTGTCCTATTGGTGGATTTAAACGACTAGATTTTATTTCACTATAATGAGGCAAGTCTTCCCATAAATAACTTGTAAGTGAGTTTTTGTCTTCTAAAGATCCGAAGACCTGTTTGTGCTTTAATCCAAAAAAGTTAATTGCTAATGATTTCATTGTTTGAGCAAAAGAAAATATGCATGAATTACAACCAAAAAGATCAACGGAATTAAATGAAAGAAATCCAGCCAAGGTATCCTTACCAGAACCTTTTCTTCCAGAAAAACCTATTAGTCTTTGAATTGTCATTAATACGAGTTCTTTTCAATCAAGGGTTTAATTATCATATTTATTTGCTCGCTGCTAAGATCGCCTGGGTCTTTAATCCCATCTGGCAAAGATGGAATTATTATTTTAAACATTCTGGAAAGAGATGAATTTAATTTATTAGAAGCATTATTGCCAGCTTTATCTGAGTCAAAAAGCAATATTAATGTAGTAGCACCAGATGATTCAAGTAAAACTTGTTGTGTATCTGTAAGCGAAGATCCAAAAACAGCAACAACATTATGTATTCCGTTCTCGACAAATTTCCACACATCTGCTGGACCTTCGACCAATATAACTATTCCAGTTTTTTTAATCTCATCTTTAGCATTGCCAAAATTATAAAGGTAGTTCTTTTTTGAGAATCCTTTATTGTGAATCCATTTACTAATAACATTTTGTGGATCACAGCTTTCATTTTCATGATAGTCATTACATTTAATGCATTTATCAAGTATTGTTCTTCCAGTAAAACCTACAATTGTTTTATTGTCTGAATCATATACTGGAACTACTGCTCTTTTCCTAAAGAATCTATTGTCTGATTTTGATTCCCCAATGTCATACATATCTAATATATGTGCAGAATAGCCTCTAGATACAAAGTATTTTGATGGTATATCAAGTCTTTCTCTTACAACTTTTTTAGTGTATAAGAATTCTTTCCCTTTTTTAGAAGGAGTAAATAAATGTGCGTGTTTATCAAAAGCATGAGAACTAACAGTATCTTTTATGTCAGAAAGATCCAATTTTAATAATCCGCAAAGAGAAGCAATTGTATCTGAAAAACTAACTGTTTTATCTCCAATTTTTGACCAACCATATTTTTTATTACTCATTACTCCACGAAAAAATCCTATAGATGTATTTATAAATGTATTTTCGCAATGATGTGTATAACAAACCCAATTGCCAACTCTTGTGTGTCCAGACATAAAAAGATTTACTGCTGTTCTATTGTCTCCACCATGAACTGGACAAGCACAAATTATTGAATCTGAAACTGTTTTATATTGAATATTAAAATAATCCATAAGAAATTCTATTCTTTCGCATATTACAGCATTTAAATATTCATTCTTACTTAGTTCAGTTGACTTCGATTTCATCTGGTAATCCTTCCACTACAAAACCACTATTCTGCCTTGTAGACTGAGATTTAAAAATTTGACTTCTAGTTGGACCTTCTTCTATTTTTCCAAATTCATAATTAGCAATTATATTTATATAATCCCCCTGATCCATTCCTTTGCCATGTCTTGCAACAACAGGAACTAATTTCAAGTTATATCTAATCTTGTCTTGTGAAAATCCTTCATCTGCCATTTCCTCTTCACTTTTCCTTTTGTAGATTGAAAAGTTTGAACAAAGCCAAAGTATTCTATCAGAACCAGATGCTACATCAGTATCTTCACGATTGATCCCATCCCTATTTAGCTGAGTAAACGCTAAACATGAAGCATTATATTGAACCATGAAGTTATGTAGGTTTGTCATTAAAAAGCCAAGTGCTTGATATTCTGCCATATTTTTACCAATAGCAGAATCATCCATCAACTTTATATAGTCATATATGATTAAACATGGGTTTGCTTTTCCAGAATCATCAAGTCCAACATCTTTAATCACCCATCTTCTAGCCATACTTATAACTTCATCAAAGCTTTTTCCTGCAATAGATTTGTATTGAAATGGCATCAATTTGATTTTTTCAATAGCCTTTTTAATGTTGTTTCTTTTTGAAGTATCTTTTGAAAACAATCCGCTTTCAATTTCTTCTATTTTGACTCCAGATATACAAGCTAATATTCTATGCCAATGATCTTTCTCTGTCATTTCTGTATCAAGCATTAAGACTGGAATGTTATTTGATGATACGCTAATACCTACATTGTCAGCAAAAAAGCTTTTGCCAGTTTTCATTCTAGCACCGATTAGATTGACTGTTCCTGGCCTAAACCCACCCCCAATAGCCATATCATATGCTTTGAATCCAGAGGAAATACCCAATTGCGAAATTGGATTTGACTCTAAATACTCAACATATTCTTCTATACCATCGCTCATTAGTTTTGGGTTAGGATCTTCAGAATTTGAAATCTTAAATGTTGCATCTAAAACACATGATTCTGCAATAGAAATTATATGGCTTATAGGCTCATCACCAGTAATATTTTCAAGTGTGTTTGCACCATTGATTAGATTTAAAGATAGGTTTTTTGCAATGCTCAATTTCTTAAGTTTTGCTGCACTTTTTCTAGCATTAACTAACTCAACTGGAAAACTAGTTAGCGATCTTAAATACTTTGCTTGTTCTGATGTCTTAAAAAACTGTGACAGGTTTAAAGATTCGGCAGTAGAAATAACTGTTGGTATATCTACTCTTGAACTCTTATCAGTAATAATTTTTGAAAAACATTTAAATATAGCAGCATTGTCATCACTAGAAAAACAGTTTTCATCGATAATATCTGCAACTTCAATAAAACAGTCATAGCCTTTCTGAAAAAGTCCAGCTAAGACTACCCTTTCTGCACCAACATCTATCATCTTCTCACCGCTTTCTTCATGCAAGGAACACATATAAATCCAGAAGATTCACTATCTCTAGATTTAAAAGCATATTCCTCTGAAGTTATTTCCATAGAATTGGAACATTTTGTACAATTAACGCTTTGAAATCCAGAAGATTCATCTACTGGCCTTCTGTATTTCTTAGGTTGTAACTCTTTAGATTGCTCTTCAATAAAAGAACACTCTAAAGTTTGATCGTCTACAAATTTGTTTTGAAATACTGGCCTAGCAACTGATTCTTTTGTCTTTGCTGTAGTATTATTCGTATTCACCATGAATTTATTCAATTCAATATCGTCATTTTTAATTGTTTCAACAAGAACCTGTTTTTTTTCTTCAACTACTTTTTCTTTTTTATTGTTAAGTGCTACAACACCAGCCAAATCTTGCAATACCTCATCCACTAATACCCAATCATTTTTAAGTATTGCTTCTTTTAACTTAGATATTACGCTCATTGTTTTTCCTTTTGTTATAAGAAAGATTAGAAAATGTATCAGAAACCTTCTCTACTCTTATAGGTAAATATTCTGTCCTGTCTATCCTTGCTTGTATCTTTACTGCAAGCATTTTTACTTTTTGTGCATAGTCATCATCTTTGACTGATAATGCCATTCTTTCATCTGGAGAAAAGTATCTATAGTCTGTAAGCTTAGAAGAAATAGCCTTTAGAATCTTCTCGTTGCACCATCTTAATTTTGCTTTTTCTCTGTTAAGCACTCTAGATAAGTGAAAAGAAAAACTATTTAATAGAACACACGCTTCTGCACAATCTTCAGAAGACATTTTTTTTAATTCTTCTTGAGAAAGATATAAGTATTTTATACAAGTAAATTCTAAATCTTTAGGGATTGAGGATAACCCTATTGAATTTTCATAGCTATCTAAAAGAGAATCAAATTTTTCCTCTTCACTAACCTTCAATTCTTTTTCGCCATTGTTGTTCTGATTCATTGAATGGTAACTCTATAAGGTAAATGTTATTTTTTTCACACCACTCTATTTTATTCTTATCATTTTTTTTGGAATGATAAAAGTTTAACATCGTATTATGAAAAAACGGTATAAATTTGTAGTGTTGTTCTCCATGAACTTCAATTATTGTTTTTCTCAATGGCAACCAAAAATCTGCTGCTAAACCTCCAGAACCCGGCAAAGTTGCTTCTTCTAAGATTCTGTCCATTGGATACATTGCTTTAAGTATAGATCTAGCTAATAAATGCAATGAAGATCTAGGTTTAGAATCATCATGATCTGGAACATTACCAGAAGTCCAAGAGTAAGTTTTACCATCAAGTCCTATTACTTTCACGATATAATAGCCTTAATTTCTTTTTCTAATGCAGCAATCCACTTAGGATTTTCCAACAATAATTTATACATTTTTTCTGCCCCTTGAGTTTTAACTAATTTTATAGTGGCATCATCCCAAGCTTCAGCCTTTAATAGCTTTAAATGTCTTTCCATAAAATCTAATGTCATCCAAGCACCAGCTTTGTTTATAAGTCCAAGCTGACAACCTAAGTTGATTGCCTCGTATGTATTATCTATTCCAATACCATATCTTATATAACTATCTACTTCCATTCCTGGCGATCCCAAAGAACAAGATTCAATTAGCCAATGTACTTGCTGGCCAATCTGCTTGTCTTTTCCTTCCCCACCAACAGTCCAAGGCTTATCAGACTTTACTCTCATTTGAACATCTGCTTGGTATTGCAATGTTCTAGAACCCTTTTCTGTATAACCACCATACATACCTTGAGATTGTGTTAAATGCATAATTGCCCAAACCATACAGTTTTGAACAGGCACTATATTTGCTGCTTGCCTACAAAATCCAGCAAAAAGCTTATTGCCAGCCCCTCTATTCTCATAGCCAATACCTTGATCCATCTCCTTCTCATCACATAGAGCAGAAACACTATCTATAATGATCAAACTTCCTGGGTGTGTATTGATAGCTTTAAAGGCCAGATTTAGGTAGTCCTTTGCTGTAAGAATCTTATCTTGAGTAGATCTATAGATTGTCATCTTATTCAAATCTAAGCCAGCTATGCCCCTTAGATTCATAGGCTTTAATCTACCCTCAATGTTTAGATAGTACACATGTCTAGAACCATTCTCTGGTTTTTGACATTGGGCAGCAAAAGATAGTGATGTAAGCGTATTATGAGTTACAACAAAATTGTCTGTTAAATACAAACCGCTTTTATCTCTAACTGAAATACAAACACTTTGTTCTCTTCTTGTTTTTACTACGGATATTATTTTTCTAGATATGTTATTTTTTACATCTTTCTTTTTAAATTTTTCCTTTTTAAATTCAAACAATTTCTTTTTGTTCTTGATTATAATAGAACAATAATAAATAAAATTTTCTTCGTTATTTTTGTGCATAGATATTAAGCATATTCCACCTAGAGACTGAACTAATAGCCTAAAGTCTTCAGCAAATTGCTTTGATGATACTGTAAGAATTGGGGTTTCTGTTTTTGTTATATGTGCAAAGCTGAGTATTCCCTGCAATAAAGACATTCTGTTTTCTATCGAATTATATAAATAGTTTGGAGGTATAAATTTTTGAGATGTTTTTCTTCCTAAAAGACCTAATTCTCTTAATTCACTATGCACATTTATTGTTAATTGACTTTCTTCTTTTGTGTAAGATATTCCAGTTCCATTCATTAAATCGCAAATGCGATTAAGTAGATTTTCGTTTTCAATTAGTGCAGTAATTTTTTTGTTAAAAAATCCAACAGTAAGTAAAGCACCAAATACAAATGGATTTATTGGAACTTTAATTGAATTAAACTTTACTGGTGCTGTTATTGGTATTGAATATTTAGCTTTAGTGCTTTTTCCTATGTGTATTTTGCTCATGAAATCTTTTAACATTACAGTTTTATAAGATTTTTGTTCTCTAGTTTTTATATTCCACAGATGATTTTCGCCACATTCCGCTGTTGAACCATCTGAAAATGTTACTGTATAAACATCTTTTACTCCTTGTGGGTAAATACCACAAACCATAGATGTCGTTCCATTTGGACAACAAATTGTTTCTCCATATGTAATATCTCCAATTCTTCTTGGTCCATTAGCCGTATAAACTATGGCAGAGATGGGTTGTTCTTTACCGCTTTTTGGGTGTCCAGAGCATGTGATCCAAGAACCTTCTGGTATTCCACCATGCAAACCCAAGTTTAATGCTGGAGATAAAGGTATTACATGTTTTTCCTCGTCTAATAAATCGTTAGCATTTATAGCAACACCTTTGCCATATTGTTTATCTACTTCTTTTAGAATTTTTTCAAGATTGTCACTCATTGTCTAGTTCCTTTATTCTTTTAATTAAAGATTTAGATTGCTGAAAGGTTTTTCTAATTGGAAGTTCTACAGCTTCTTTTGATTCAGTCAAGCTTGAAATTTCTTTAAAGTTTTTTTCTTCTAAAAGAATCAACTTCTTAAACCAAGGAGCACCCAATGAAAATATTTTTTTACCTTCTTTTGATTTGAGTGCCTTAGACACAACTGCTGCATCATGATCTTTTAGTATTGTGTTGGCTAAATTTAATTGTTTGAAAAATTCCTTTTTCCATCTTGGTTTGTTCCAAAACTTAATAGGTAATTCTTCTAGGTTTTCTTTGGCTGTTCTTTCGCACATAACTTCAGCTAAGAATTGTGCTGGAGTAATCCAACCACCACCATGTCTGGATTCGTATTTGCTATCATCACTTCGTTGTTTTGCCATAATTAATCATTCATTATTACTGGATCTATAGAAAGATTTTCTAAGATCCTATCTTCTTCATTTATTACAATTAACTCAGGAACTTTTATACTCTTTATTCGTGCAACATTGCCAACTATTTCGCCAGAAACAAAAAGATTTATGGAATAGTCAGATGACAACTGTCCAATAACCCCATTTGAAAAATAATAACCTTGTGAGTTTTCTGGAAAAGGTTCAAAAAAATTAGATCTAAACTGAAAGTAAAGCTTTGTAATCTTTAATCCAGTAGTAATTATGTGTTTTTTTAATCTAATCCAAGCAGAGTTTATTTCTAAATTTGGCCTATCATCATCTTGATAAACTTTTGTACCATCAGATAGTACAGCTATCCATCTAGGCTTTTCAAAAATAAAATCGTCTTCTTTAGTGCAAATCATATTTTATGCCTTGTATTCTTATATCTATCTAAGAATTCATGGTTAATATTATCTTTTTTAGCACTCATATCATCTGCAACGCCTTGTTTTTCAGTCATAGAAACTGTTCCACTATGAATTTGAAATGCATTCGATGCTTTAGTTTTTGAAGAATCATACAGTTCTTTAATATCTTCAATCTTAGCACCAACCTTTTCTGCTATAGATTCAATTGTTTGTAAGTGTGAGTTTGATTTTATATAAAACTCTTTAACTTCGTCAATAACAAATTTCTTGTTTTTCATGCTATGGCACTCCTATCTGCATTTCTGATGAAAGATGTTTTTTTTGTTGTAAGATATGAAATATAATGATTAAAACATTCTTCACTAACTTTTCTGTAATGATATTTGTTTTTACCAGTATAGTTGTCAAACCTTCTTAACTCTTCAACAAGGTCTGTTTCGGGATCAAATAATTTGCTTGGGCTAAAAGATGAAAGACACATCTTAACCCAATATGAATAGGTATTATTGATTATATCTAATGATTTTTTAGCCAAACAAAAAGATTCGTTAGGGTCTATATCGTTTGCATCTTTATCATATCCATATGATTTTATTTCTGGATCATCATAAATTTCCATTATTTTCTCCTAGATGTTTTAAATAAAATATTATCTTCATCAATTACAATATCATCTAAATTTGTAATTTCAGTATAAAGTTCTGAATTTTCTTTGTTTTCAACAATAAATCCAGCAGCACGAAATATTCCTTTTATTTCTGTAACAAAACTTTTGTCGTTACAATAACAACATTCTGCTACACACTTCCAAATAAATGGTGTTCCGTCACTTTTTTTTTCGTTTGGCTTTACGATCAAAACATCTACTAATGGCTTATTGCAATTACTACACTTTATAATTACATGCCCCCCATCTATTAAACCTTCTTTTGGTTTTTCTTTTTCGTCTTCTTGTTTTAACTTGCTCATTTTTTTTCTCCTTTGTCTATATATTTCCTAATATTCTTGATCTTATCAACATTTAATATTTTGTCTTGCTTTTCAAGACCTTTTATTTTTCCAGATCTCCACCAAGGAAGCTTATTGTCTGCTTCTTCTTTTTCCTTTGCAATCTTTTCTTTTATTTTTCCTCCTTCTCTTTTAAAATTTTGATCGCTTATTTGACCCAATGTTTCTCCACCTTTGACATAACTAATTATTCCACCAGAAAATACTTGAATTAATTTATTTTTTTTGCAAGTTGGACATTTTTCTAAATGCCCTTGTGCAAAAGTACGAAATTCTTCTGTTGAGTTGTTGCAATTTTCACATATGTATTCATAGGTTGGCATATCAAAAACCACTTTCTTCTTCGTCATCGTCATCTTCATGCAAATCAACACAATACTTCATTTTCCAAGAATCATGAGTAAACTCAAGTGCTTCTGGTGGAAAACCATCACGCATAACATTTGCATCTAAGTCAAAATAAGCAACTAAAATTTCACCAGTTTCTTTATTTGTATTAACAACAGTCATTGGCATACTTCCAGATTTTAAAGAAACAACATCACCATTTTGAAATGACTCATTCATGATTACCCCTATATATATTAGTGCATTGTTGATATAGATAGTCATCAGACATTGGCATTAATTTTATCTTTTCGAGATTATTATTTATTGCATCCATTTTGCTATTATACAATTCCTCATTTAAAGTACCAACATCAAATCCTCCTTGGTATTGTATTATTCCCTTTTCATCAAAAAAACTTCCTATTTCTGAACTTCCTAAATATATTGGTACAGTTCCATATGCAAAACAATCGGTTAACAATTCAGCAAAAAAATAAGAATTAAAATTATTTTGTATTACTATAGAAAACATGTAGTCTTTTAATGCGTTTTCTTTTCTGTAAAAGTTATCGTATTTTTCTCCAGTGTACGGAGAATTAAAAGCACCACCATAAATATCAACTTTATCTTTATATATTTCAGCAACAGCATGTCTATATAGATGTTCTTTGCAAGATTTTTTATTAGAACAAATCATTGAGCACTTTTTTGTTTTTGGGTAAATGCCCCAAAGTTCTCTTGGTGTCCAAGGTATGTTGCTGCAAGAATAAGCAAATTTAAACCTTGAATCTAATGATAAGAGATACTTATCAGATGTGAATATAAAGTCTAAGGAAGAGAATATATGTTTGTAATTGTATTTTATGTGTTCGTAGAGATTTCCATAAATAGTAGTAGATTCACATAACCAGCCAACTCTGAGTACAGATGGTTTTTTTGGAATAGAAAATGATTCTTGCATTATAGAATAGTCTATAAAGACTTCTATATCTGAATCTTCTTTTGTCCAATCAAATAATGTTGGCTTAATATTTGAGCAGCTTGAATACTCAGTATTGAATGGAGCACCAAATACCTTAAGCGTTCCTCTTTTTGGCATTTTTCCTTTTTTCCTTTTTCAATTTCTTAATCCTGCAAGAACACCTTTTTGATCTTTTCAAACTGGTTCTTATCATACTAAACACGCACCGCCAGCACAAGCTAGTTCGCCTTGTATATTTATTGTAGATTTTTCTTCCAACACATTTAAATAATTTACTTCTGAATAACTATCTATAAGTTTATTCCATAAGTCTAAATTGTAAGCATCTTTAAGTGCATAAGTGGCATACTTTGTATTGGAACTAAAACACTGATCAGAATATGTTTTAATTAATTTTTTCCACTCTTCTTGTTTTTCGTCTTTTGGTTCAAAATAACCAAGAACACAAGAACACGCATCCCATAAAGAGTTAAAGTTATACTCAGAAAATTTTGGATAAATTTCATAAGCAGTAGATGTAGCTTCAAAACCCCAATTTTTTATTTGTTCTTCAATTGAATAAACTGCTGTGAATGGAGCTTGATTATAATCTTTATCTCCAGTAGCAGCTATAAGTGATATTCCAGCAAGATCTGCACGATGATCATAAATGTAGTCTTTTACTTTATCCCATTCATTATCTTGAACATGTATTGTATTAGATACATTATGATTTAGTTCTTTTCTAATGCAAAGCTCTGGATTTTTACCAGACACTACCCAATTCTTATAGGTAGATACAACATTATCTAACATAGATATAGCATCTATTTCTTCCTTAAGCACTGTTCCCTTTTGGGTTTGCACACAAAACCTTATGCAGTCATCTGTTTTATTTGATGACCATACAGACTCTTCACAAGCTTGAGGATTAATGCTTTTAAAATACTGATAAGGAGATTCAAGCTGATTAGCTTGGACAATACGGAAGTACCTACCACTATGATCTGGATGAATACCTGATGTCGAACCTAATAGAGCAGCAGAATTGCCTTCTGGTTTGACACAAGTTGTTCTAGCAGCAGGGTTTATGTTTAAAACAGATGCATACTTTTTATTTGTATTCTTCACTATTTCAGCACCTTTCTGCTGAATTTCTGGATTTAATAGTATTTTTGGGTGATGCTGCATACCATTAATTGAAACGCCTAATAATGCCTCTTTACGAGCGATAAGTTCTGTAACATGACCCAAGTATGGGAAATTGGTAAAAGATGCTTGCAATGTGCCAATAAAGGCAGCAGCAGCACATCTTTCATAGAAGTCTTCTTCTGATGTTATTGTTTTTCCATTAATGGTTGATAAATTGCAAAATCCCCAACCAGAAAGACCAACTTCGTCTTCTGGCATATCGTCTTTGCAGGACTCTTTTGTCGTTATTGGTCCTTCATATAATGACAAAGCTTCGGCCAGTTCTGGACTACCCTTTTTATAAAAGTGCCTAGTTATCCATGAAATCTCACAACATGGATTGCATAAGACATCATAATAATCAGCAAAGAAGAATCCGGGTTCGCCAAACTCTTTTGTTGCCTTAAAGAGATTTTCAAATACTTCTTTGGAGGTATCTTTCCTGTGGAGTAATGCAGAGATGTTTGCTCTAGCCCTTTGTGGATTAGTAAAGTACCAATCGCCAGTTTTTGCATTAATCATCAATTCATCATCAGCAGAGAATAGAGCTATGGTTGCAGACCTACGAACACCGCCAGAGATAACAGCATCAGCAGCGTACATAACTATATCAAATGCATCTATTGTTCGTAATTGTGTCTGCCCATTTGCAGTACATCTATTTAGTAAAGCCCTAGTGTTTTCTAAAGCTTTTTCTAGTGGTTCATAGCCTGGAGCATTACCTATACCACAACCCAAAGGAGAACCCTTTTCTCTTATGTCTACATAACTAAATCCAACTTCAATATCTTTGTATTTTTCAAATTCTTTTATTGGGGTTTCAAAGTATGAAGAAAGAAGAACGCCAAGAGCATCTGCCCAACCTTCAATCGAATCTTCAACTCTATGAATAAGATGTTGATAGCAACATGTTTCTGGATCTAATCTAGTGGATGAAAACTTTGGTAATAACTCGACATGATGTTTTTGTACACTAAACCCAGTTCCAGACCCACACAGCAATAAGTAAAAACACTCTTGAAAAAACTTCAATCTATCGCAATAACTAGCAGAACAATTGAATATCCTTGCATTATGCTTAAGGATTGGCTTACCGCCAAACTGCAATGCTCTTTGTGAACCTAATATTTTTTGATTTTTAATCATCCCATAATATTTTTCAATATCTTTATGCAAGGAAGGATTAACTTCAATCATCATGTCTTTTATTCTATCTACGCTTTCATCCCAAGTTTCTCGTCTTTTTTCAGACTCTATCCATCTAGCGTACTTAGAAACAGCCGTATATTTTTGCAATTCTTTAATAGACATAAAAACCCCATCTTCCCTGCTGATCGCAAGGATAAGCGGAACTCTAAAGGTATGTAATACTGGCGATTACCAGCGGATATAAATACACCCACAACAATGATAAGACAGAAGAGATTCTTACTTATTTTTTTTGATATGGCAATAGTCTATTTTTTATTTTTCAAACAAATGTTTCTTGCTTCTAAATAATCATATTTCCAGTGCGGTTTAAGTATAATGTTACCAATTGGTTCTAAATTATTTAATATTTTTTGCTTTACTACTTCTTGTGTTTTTAAACTTATATTTTCTTTATAAAATGAACCATGATAACTTTTTATGGTTGACCATCTGTATATGTAAAATATTTCTTCATCGTTTATTTTTTTTGAGCTTTGCCCATATAAATTATTTATTTTTTTAAAAAGATTGACATCTAATATTATTGTATCTACTTCAAGATAACCGCTAGTTTTTGCCCAACAATCTTTATGCATACATAAATTTGAGTGAAATAAATTTGTAGAAAGAGATAGCTTTTTTATTTCTTCTTCATAAAAACCTTGTCCAGTATGAAATATTTTATTTTGATTTATGTTTTTAATTGAAAAAGATATTTTCCAAGGAAGGAATATATCGTCATCATCCCAAACAAAAATGTATTCTCCAGAACAATGTGAAATACATTCGTTATATTTTTTGCCAAGAGGGGTTATTCTTTCTTTAGAGTTTATTATTTTTACTTCTGGATGATCAAAAAAAAGTGTTTGATCTTCAAGATCATTTAATATTATTAATTCTTTTTCACCATCATAGTCTTGATTTAAGAAACTATAGATAGCTTCTTCTAAAGAACTCGTTCTTCCATAAGTTGGGCAATAACAACTAACTTTTGGATTCGGCATAAACTAACTCTAAAAGATTTATTATTTCGCTTACAGATAAGGACTGTATAAGCTCAATTATTGTGTCAGAAATTATTCTAGCATCATTCTCTGGAACATTTGCCTTGATTATTTTATTGTATAGATTTTTTCTAATAAACATTCTTACAATTGGCCCGCCCTTTTTTATTATTAATGCCGTTACCTTAGATGACTTACAATACTGTATTATTTTTATGCCCTCAAATATAAGACTAACGATCATAATTATTGTTAAAATACCAACAGAATCATACTTTTTAAGTGTTTCTGATTTTTCTAATATTTCTTGTATTTTTTTATGCGACCGCATTATTTTCTTCTCCGTCAAGTAAAGCATTCTTCTCGGTTTGCATTTATGGTTACTGGTAATGCTATTTTTGGTTTTGATTTTGATAATTGATCTATAAGCTTAGAAAATGAAATAGAATCTTTTTCTATTAAAACAAATTGCTCTTTGCTTATAGTCTGATCAAACAACAAAAAAAGAATTAGATTTAACATTATTACTTCTTCTTTTTTAAAATAGATTCACTTGTTCTCATTGCCCATTCAATACCAGATGTTCCACCCCACCCTAACCATGCAACCACTGCTGGAATACTCCAAGGTTTAGTTTTATATTCTGGTTTAGATTTTGCTTTTTCATAATTAGATCCATGTCTATTAAATTGAGACATTCTTTTAACTGTATCGGCAGACAGCATAGCATTTCCAGCCAAGTCTCTAGCTCTTGCCCAACCAACAGCAGTCATGCCTTTGCATTCTTTTCCGTATTTTTCTTTCCATTCTAAAACTTTTCTTGCGTTATTTCTTGCTGACTGTGGGGCATCATAGCTTTCAGCAGATTTAGTAAAATACTTTTCAATATCTAAAAAGGCTTTAGTTCTTTCTTTGTTTTTAACTATTATGTCTTTAATAGAATTTAAAAATTCAGAATATTCAATTTCTTCGTACAGATAAGATGCTGAAGATTTTTTTGTGCTTTTTGGATGAGCATCTGGTAACAGGTCATTATCTTGTTTATAATTTGGATTTGATGGTCTTTTATTGCGAAGCAAATATAAAAAGGCTCTTACCCTAGCCAAACCCCATCCTGTTCTATTCATGTTTGGTGCATGACTAGTAGAAAATGCTCCAGCACCTCTTCTAAAAACAGATTTTAATTGACCCATGTTAGCTTTAAATTCTGAATCTTTATCGTTATGTTTTTGCATTAAAGCTTTAATTTTATCTTCGGTTTCTTTAGATAGCTCTATACTTTTATTTGGTTTATTTGCAGAGTCTTTTGGGTTTTTTTTAGAACCCCCTTTTTTTTCTTCTGGTTTTGCTGGAGTTTTCCTTGGATCATCCTTGTCTGGTTTTCCATATTGTAAACCTTCAGATTTATCTGTCATATTGAATCCTCAATTGTTTTTTTACCTATAAAATAGTAACTATCAGACAAGAAAAATATTGGAGTTAATGTAAAAGATACTTCTTTGTTCTTGAGTGCAAAATCATTAAAGTATTTAACATTATCCCCATTTGAATAATCTTTATGAAAACAAATTAAAAAAGCATCAAAGTTTTTTATTTTTTCTAGTGTTTCATTAATTAAATCTTTTGGACTTTCACTTAATGACCATGTAGCAATAAATAACTTTTTACCTTTAAAATTAAATTTATTTAAATCATCTCCAGAAAAATAATTACAATCAAAGTTTAATTTGTCTAAATAGTTTTTTTGAAGATCTAAAAATTCTGGTATGTCATATATGTAATAATCTTTATCGTAATTTAAATTTCTAAAAAGTCTACACATACTTCCGTATCCACCACCAAATTCTAATACTGTATCAAATTCGTTTATCTTTAATTTTGTGGAGTTTTCAAAAAAAGATAGATGATAAGCGTGATGCACTAAGTTTTCACTAGAAGTAGGATATAATTTACTTCTTTTGGGATTTCCAATTGGAGATTCTTGTATTGCAGATTCCCATCTTTGCCAGTCATTTGTTTTTTTTAAATGTTCTAACTCGATAGAATGAAAACTTGAATCACAAACAAACATTGTATCTCGTATTACTTGCCAATTTAAAAAGTTCTCGTAATTCAAATCAGATGACTTGCTTTGATTTAATCTATTTAAAAAATTAGACCAATCAGGTGTAATTGTTTTAGACATTTTTAAATCCTATATAAGCATAAACAACTTTTTATCTATCAACTGTTCTGGAAATCCGTCAAAATTACTATAGGCAAAGGTTTCGCCAGCCCTAAGATGCTTTTCTGCATCTTTTTTTCTAACTCTAAGAGTGCCAATAGGAAGGACTTCGCCAGTATCAAAGTCTTTAAGTTCTCCGTGAGCATCGGCCCAACTGTTAACAATAATAGCATATGGATCATCAGCCCTATCATCAACGCCTATAAAGCACATTTGGTGACCCCAATTATCTGTTTGACGATGGAAACCATCGTTAGCTGGTGTCATCGTATAGCCAACATCACTAGCGGTTGTGCAAGGGTAACCATTTACAATAGCCTCTACTAATTGATCCCAATTTTTAATTTGAGCAGCAGATTTTACTGGATGCTTAGTTCCTTCTTCAATAAATTTCTTGTCTGGACCAGGAGTATCACCCCATTTTTTAGCTACGCTTCCAGCATACTTAGGAAGACCATCAAAATTACTACGAAGAACACCATACTTAATAACAGCATCTGCCATCCAGCTACCGAGAGAACCATCTTCACCATTAAGTTGTCCACGACCAATAAGAACTCTTCCTGTTCCATAAAGATACGGAGGAAATACAAATTCAAACTTTTCGTTATCTCCTTTCATAAGTTTTTCAGTAGCCATTAAATATTCGACTGCATTTTTAGCACCAAAAGAAACACAATCACCAATTTCTTGTCCGTAATTAGGAGTATCTTTGCCAAGAACTTTACGAACAACTTCATATAGCATCATTTTTTTGCCTTTAGTGTCTTGGCTTTTGCCATAAACATTAAAGTCTCTAAATGACCCACCATCTTTAATTAGATTAAATTCACTTTCAACAAGCGAAGGATTATCTTTTCCTGCCCAACCACTAAGTTTTGATAATTCAGACATGTTTCACCTATTTTATTAATTTAAGTCCAGAGGATATTTCTCTCCACGCAGCAGCAAAATCTTCTTTTGTTTGCATTTTACCAGTTTTATATAAATCAAAAAGCTTTTCTTGTATATCTGTAAACAAAGGTTCCCATTTTGCCCTATCTCCACCAGATTTTGTTAGTGCAAATTTATTTGATTCTGCTGTTTTCTTTAGTATTTCTTCAAGTGTTGTGATTGTTCCAGCAGCAATAGCGGAAGCAATACCATCAAAGGATGATGCAATAGCAGCACATTGCTTTGTCTTATCTGATTTTGACAGCTTAATATTATTCTTAACGCCATCATAAACAAATTTAGAAAGCTGATACTTCGATTCTCCAAATTCTGGTTCAGCTTCTGGTTCTACTGGAGTGCTAGGTTCTTCTTCACCAATAAAAACATCTGCTGAAATAAAATTGGTTCTAATAGCTGATTCTAAAAGCTTTTCATTGTCTTTAACTATGTACAGATGAGTTATTGAAACGATGACCTTAAGCCTTTTTGCTTGTATGCCAGAACCAAAGAAAACGCCATTCTCATAGTTGCGAATTCTTTTTTCTGTATATCCATCAAATACCTTCCATGCATATGTGGTTGAAACTAAAAACTTCGGTGCAGATTGAATTGGGCTTATAGATAAATCTACAAGCTCACCCAAAGGAATAGGTAGTTCTGCTCCAACAATTTTTTGTTCTGGAACAATAAAGTTTTCTGCAAAAGTAAGATTGCAAAATACTAATAAGAAGAACATAGCTTTTTTAAACATGATTAAGCCTCATTTTTTGCTACTTTTATAGCAAGGAGAAAATCTTCGGAAGTAATTGGTTTTGTGTTGTCAAATTTATTAATCAGGAATGTAATCGCTGGAATAACCCAAGGTTCTTGTGCAAGTTTAGAAACAACATCAACAATTCTATCGTCTGTTTCGCCTGGGATGATTGTTGAAACAAATTTTAAAGTCGAAATAACAATAGACATTGTTTTTTGAACTTGTTCTGGACTAATTGCAGTTCTAACATCACTCATAATAATCTCCTGTTTGAAAAGTAAAAAGACCGATTGTTTAATTGTAGTCACTGCTCCAACTGGAAGCAAGTGTTATAGAGTCTTTATTTTGAATTTCAATATTTAAAACATCGTCAAGTTGTTCGCTGCCAAATGTTTTTATTTCTCCATTTTTTAAAGAATATATAATCCAATTTTTGTATTTTTTATTTAAAACTTTTGAGAGTGCATTGATTGAAACATTTTTTGATCTTTTTTTAGTTGGGCTTATTGCTTCCTCTATATTCTTTTGAATTTCAATATCATCAAAAAGATTGCCAAAACCAATCCAAAATCTATATCTTGTCCATATACGCAATATTTCTACGCCTTCAACTTCCTCGATTATTTTCATAATGTTTCTAGTTATATCAAAATTGCAATGTCCAACCCACATTTTGTAAAGCTTGCTAGTTATTGCGTTTTCGTTTATTGGTATTGTGCCATAAGGACCAAGAATAACTCTCATGTGCCTGTCTGGTTCTTCGTCTTTATCTTTATCAAAGAAACTGTCTTTCTGTGATTGTATTTCGTTGTCATCAGCAGAATATGAATCTTGCTTGGGAAAAAATGGGTCTTCCCATTTAAGCCAAGATATTTTTTTGTTCATTTTCAAATGACTTCCTATACTGATGCCACCCCATAAAGTTTCCAGAGTATTCCCAAGGGTTTACAGATGGTGAAGCACAATGTTCAAATGGACTCCAATGACCTTCTTTTGAAAGAATATCGTGAAGATCATAATCTTTTTGGTGATCTATTACCCCATCAAAATTTAAATAGCTAACCCTAGCACATCTTGCCACACAAATTTTAAGTTTTTGTTCAATAGAAAGTTTTTCGTCAATAAATCTATCGCCAAAAGGTATATGCCAATCGCCAAAGTTTATAGCCTTTGGAGTTGATTCTTTTAAACAATCTTTTATTTTTGATGCAAGGTCATGTATTTCTGGTTGTGCATCTTTATGGCTTCTTAATTTTAAAAAATTGTCAAATTCTGTAGCTGTAAGAATTACAGTAACATTAAACCAAGGCTCAAGAAGTCTATTAACTATTTGCTTATGAACACCTATAGACATCATTTCTTTAGCACAATGTATCATTTTATCTCTAGCTTGAAGCCAAATTTCTTGGGCAACAGGAATGTCTGAAGGTGAAAGTTCAGATCTGGCTTGCATTCCAGATTGTTCTTTACCCCAATGAATTGGCATTGCTGGATGATTGCTTATTTGATCAATAAATTTTTTAGAAGGTATAGCTCTAGAACTAGCAGCATTTCTAGAGAAAACTCTATGAGTATTAAACTCAGCAAGTATGAATCTTGGGAAGGTACAAACAAAAGTAGTTATTCTTTTTTTTGACTCACTTATAGAATCGGCAATCACTCTGCATTCAATCATTTTGTCTCTCTAAATAGAAAAGCTTCACTAGGGGAAACAAGGGGGGTTTTTTCAGAATCGACAGAAAAACTTTCAAGTATTTTTTTAATTATTAATTCAGATAATGCTTTTTGTTCTGTTAGTATGCCAGCCTCTACAACTGACTGAAATATAGATGGAAATAAATTTCCACTTTGTATCATCCCAATTAAATTTGAAAATCTATCTGCAAATATCATTTGCTCTTCAGCAGTAAGGTCTTCTGGAATTTGAACTATTGAATTTATTTCATTGTCAATTAATTCAAAATATATTTTTGCGTTTATCATGTTATCTCGAAAAATAGTTAAAACAAGATATGACTTCTTGAGTATACTTATCTTCAAATATTTTATTTTCTAAAACAGAAGAAATAGTTTTCCATTCAACATTTTCTTTTTCAAATGGCTCTTGTAAATAACAGGCATAAACTATAGATGAAGAATCTAAGTCAATCATTGTTCCACAAATAAACAAGTTTACCCATCCTTCAATATTTTTAAATTTTGCATCAAAAGAAGTTAATTCTTTAAATTTATCTTTAACAAATAAATCTATATTTGAATCTTCTCTATCAAAATTAAATGTTGGCAATTCATCATTAGCTTTATTTTTTTGTATTGCAATGACTGGCTCTTTATTTATTTCTCTTGCACATACAAGAAATGATACTTTTATTTTCATTGTGAAATTTCTCGAATTATTGTTTTACAAGCACTTTCCCATGTATTCTGTTTAAAAAATTCTATTCCTGCAATATTTTTTTTTAAGTTACCATTTTGTTTTTTAATGTGCAATTCTTTTAATTGATTGGAAAAATTATTTATGTAGTCTTCTTCTAGCTTTGCCCAAGATGCACTACCATCAAACCACTTTGAATCATTCGCTGGTTCTATTCCATCTGGATTAACCAAATAACAACCAGACTCAACACCATATTCAGTTGGTCCTGAGTAATTTGTGGCTATACAGTTTTTACCTATAGATAGCATTTCTGCCAATTCTAAATTCCAAGCTTCTGCACGATAAGGAAATATGCCTATATCGCTTTTTTTCATAAGGTCATAAACTTCGCTTTGTGTTTTTAGTCTATTCTTTAAAACAATTATTTTGTCAAAGAACTTACTTTCTTCATAATATGAAATCCATTGATCTTGTTCCTCTTGCGAAAGAAATGGATTAGAACAGCACATTATCAACTTAAAATCATCATCAGCACTAAATGTTCTTTCTAATATTTCTAATATTAAATCATGCCCTTTTCTTATTTCCCATTTACCTATGCTCAATATTCTTGTTGTTTTAACATTGTCTGGTTCACATTGTTTAAAAATTGATTGATCAACACCAAGCCTGACTACTTTTACTTTAGATTTATCTATTCCAGATTCAACAACTATTTGCTTTGCCCAATCAGAACATACAAAAATTTTATCTAAAAAATTTAAGTTGTGTATTTCGTTTTCTTTTATATTGTCCATTTCAAAAAATGTCATTCCATATTTCTTGCCACGACCAGCATTTAACCCCATATCCCATTGATGCCAAAGTCTAAAGCTTGGTGCATCATAATCAAACGATGCAGCATTCTTTAAATTAGATTTAACAAGTGGGATTATTTTTTCTTCACAATCAATTGGGCCAATTGGCCACAAAGAAACATTGTGTTTTTTTGAAAATTCAAGCAGCAGATTTGTGCCAACAACACCATAGCCAAGTTGGTTAATTGGTGAAGAAAAATTGATATTCATTGTGTCCTCCTTTTGTTCCTAAATCATACTACAGAAAACGATTGTCTCTATCAATAATATTTGCTCTTGTTTTTTCATAAATTACAATTTTTGTATATTCATTTTCTTCTAAAAAAACAGCTTTTTTTTCTGCTCTTTGCCAATATTTTTCTTCATACTCAGCTAGTTTAATCCTGTTCTTTCCTCCTGGAACCACTCCCCAAACCTCAAAGTAAGTTGTCATGGGAAATCTCCAAAGAGAAATATTAACCCATACTTAAATACCCCTTAATCTATAGTATCAACACACTTACAACCCTCATTGTGCATTAAATCTGCTAATATATAATGTAATATTAAATACATCATAAAAAACGAAAATATTATTACAATAATGTTTTTAAAACCTTTACTGTATAGAAATGTATTTTGATAGTTTTGTTCCATACAATTCTTTTATTTGTTTTTTTTGAACCATGTTTTTTAAACTGTCATTTATTTCTCTAGATGAATATTTATTGTGCGAAAACTCTTTAAGTATATCTTTATGTATTTTTTCAAAAAGAATTTCTTCTGGTATTAAATAATCAGAAGGTATGTTTTGATATATTAAACTATCCAGTTCACTAGAAAATCTTTCGTTTCCAATTAGCTTGCTTTTTGTATAATGAGTTTGCATGTTAATTCCACTCCGCTGGTGTTGGTGCGTTGTTCCATTGAAAATCATGAAAAGTCAATCCATTTAAATGACATATTTCATGTTGAGCAACAGCACTTTCAAGATTTTTAATTGCATCACTTTCGAGCGAAACATTTCCAAAAAAAACTGTTTCTTTGTGATTATCACAAGAAACTTCAATCCACATATGTCTGTATATATCTAATTCTACATCTGGATAACTTAAACATTGTTCTTTATTTCTAATTCTTACATCAGAAAAAGAAATTATTTTTGGGTTTATTAAAACAAATGGCTTGTTGTTTTTAAATACTATGCATACACATGCATCTATACCAATTTGATTTGCTGCCAAACCAACTATTTTGTTGTTTGTTTTATTCTTTAATTTATTTAAGAACATACCCATTCTTTTAGCAACTTTAAATCCTGTTTTTAAATCTACAGCTAAACACTTTTTTTTTAAAAGTTCATTATTGTTTAGGATTATTTTCATTTAAGTACTCTTCTATATGTTTGTTTACTTTGCCAGAATTTACATATCCATCTGGAATTACTGCAAATCTACAAGCACCATCAAGCTCTATTACTTGGCTGATTATCTTGCATGAATTTTCTGATTTGTGTAATGCACAGTTTCCACACTTCACCCCAATATCTTTTACTTGATTTTTGTCTCCATTCTCATAGCCAACCCAAATACCATCGCTTTTGTCGATTGGTCCAATCTTATCTGCTAAAGATAACAATAAATCAGCTAATGCTTTTTCATCACTTGAAAGTTGTGAATAAAGCTGTTCGTCTGATTGAGACTTCATTGTCTTGGAAAAATTTTCTGAATGCATTAGAATCTCCTAGATATAAGCTTACAAAGTTTTATAAAATACTTTTCGTTTAAACTCATCTTCATATAGTTAACATCTTTGTGAACCCACTGTATATTTCCTTTGGTGTAGTCAAGACTACTATTTTTCCTATCTAACGATGCTGTTCCTAAAGAATAAATATCTTTATTGTTAATTCTTTTTAAATATTTTTTATGAGTTATTTTTAATCCAGTATAAAAACATCTTTTGTTCTGTTTTAAGAAAATTTCCCAAGCTTCTTCTATTGTTGCTTTTACTTGTATGTTTCTTTTTTTTGCATTTTTTTTCAATGAAGACCAATATTTTCCAGAAATTTCGCCAAAAGTTTTGCTATTATGTGACTTCTTTTTCATGATTACCCCCATACTAATACACAGTATGAGGGCGAAAGACAAAAAGATTATTTCATAGAGACATTTTGTGGTTTGTTGGTTTTGAATGCCGTAGACTCATTCTTCCAACCAAATTGTTCTAGTGCTGTATGATAACCACTAGTCCATGAACCATCTGTGTAAAGCTTTGCACAAGACTCCCAACCATCACGATATGCACCAGATCCAGTTGGTGAGCCAGCCCTTAAAATAGCATCCCTATAGCCATTTTCATAAGTTGGCTTGCCCCTCTCTGCATAAATTTCATCTTTTAGGATTCTATTTTCAGCAGCAAAAAGCTCTTTAATTGTTGTATTTTTGTTAGTTTCTACTACATACATATGACTAACATAGATTGAATAACCGAAAAAAACCAAAGCAATAGAGCCAAAAAACTTGTTCATAATGTTTCTCCAAAAAGAAATAGGTTTACTAAAACTCTTAACTGTAAATTGTTTTACTCTTTTGTGATGCTCTTGGCAATCCCTAATTACTTCTGGATTAAAATTTTTGTAATTGTGCAAGTGACCAAAAACAAAATGACAAGTAGTGCAAAGAGTAACCAAATTTTTAATGTCTAGTTCTAAATTTTTATTAGATGAAAATGGAATTATATGATGGCACTGTAATTCTTTTTTACTTCCACAAGCATAACAATATGGGTTTTCTTTAATCCACTTATTTCTAACTGTTTGCCATTTAGATGATCGTTCTGATGAAAATATATTTAAAAAAAAACTAATCATTTCTTGTTTCTCTTGTTATTTTTGTTCCCCATTTTCCAAATTCATTAGTTATGCTTTTTATTTTTTCGCTGCATTTTTTGCACAATCTATTTGTTTTTGGATCAACACTCATGAAATTTTTATTGCACCAACCTAAACATGTTACAGATACTTTATTTTTCATGGTCAATCTCCACAGTAAACTTTACAGCATCAATATCGTTGGGAAAATATTTCTTCTCTAATTTTGATTTGAATTTTTTGTTGCTGTAGAATTTAATGCTATCATTGTCATCTTCCCTACAGTACGCAGAAATTATTGGCTTGAATTTTTTTTGAATTAAAAAATCAATCATGGCGGTTCCATAGCCATATCTTCTTTTCATTGGGTGAACAACTAGTTTTTCTATTGTTGTTTCATTAACTCCATTTTCAATCAAAATAAACCCAACTATTTTAGAATTCTCATAAATAACATAAGAAAATGTATTCTTTTTTCTAACAAAACTTGTAAAAGAAGATGAGGACCAAGCAGAATCATTTTGAATTTTGCCAAAGTCTGGATCGTTTGTGTAGCATGATGCTTTTTCTATTTCTACTACATCTAGGAGATTTCTTTTTATTAATAACCTTACATTTATCTCTGGTTCATTTTTCTTTGCCATAATTTTCTCGATATAAGAGGTCAGTATGAAAAACAGAATAAAGGAAAGTCAACAAACACTCAAGGCTTATTTTAAGGGCAAGATTGATTTTCTCAATTTAAACACCATAAATTTTACCAAAGAAGAATTTATTTTATTTAAAGAAATAATAAGAAAAGCTTATTCAACTGGGTATATATCTGAATCTGAATTTATGGAAATAACTCTAATAGTTGGAAAAGATGTTGGTCACTTAAACTCATTTGGCTTTATAGAAAAGAGCGTAGTTCAAATATTTTGTGACATAGCTAGTGAGGAACTATAGTTTTGTCAAATTGATCATCAAAGCTTGATGATTCGAGTAATACGCTTTGTTTCATTGATGTTATCATATGTCTTTGGTTTGCTCCCACAAAAATACAATCACCTTGTTTTAAAAGCTCTATATGTGCCAAATTTAAGTCATCGTTGTCAGATATGTGTATTGACACCTCTCCAGACAATATATAAAAATAAGACTCTTTTTCGGCATGGTAGTGCCAGCTTGTTTGTTTAAAAATATCCATCTTTAATATTTTCAAACATGTCTCTCTAAAAGATTCGTTTACTACTGTTTCCTCACTGCCCCATTTTTTAAGTGTTATGTCTGCTTTAAACTTCATTACAAATACCCCTTCTTTACCCTGATAGCATAGCATCAGAGTTCTTTGTTTACCTTCGGTGTGCTATACACTCTACCAAACAAGACATTAATTAAGAATTTTGTGCTTTGCTCTATCAGGTCTAGGTGGAGAAGGGGTCACTCCATTCCTAGTGTTGATTCTTAATTAAACTTTTCGTGCCACCTGTTAAGAGTTTGGCTACTCTATGGCAGTCTTTGGGTACATACCCTGGTGTTATGATCGCTTCGGGGAAAGAACTGCGAAAGAACCGTTATTGAATTTGATAACGCAGTTACTTATGATCACAATCTTGTATATAGCTGTCTACATTCTCAATACGCAATGCAAACATATAACTATGGTTGCTATTTTGCAATACGAAATCCTTAACTTTTTTGCTATTTTTAATCTTTCTTTTATCACCTATACAAACAACTTTTTCTAATAGTTCAATTGCTTTCTTATCAGATGATGCACAAAGAATTATTGATATGTACCCATCTTTTGTTATTTTAGCTTTATATTTATTTTTATTTTTAAGAATTGTTATTTTTACATGATATGTTTTGATCATTAAATACCACAATGTTTTCGGTGAGATTTTCAAATACACATACACTAATACAGTCTACATACTGGTGTATAAATAAATATGAGAAAAACATCAGAAGATATATTTTTTTATTTGTGTAATGCAAATGTAGTGATTGTCGATATAGATAACACTATTTTGCGTAATGGTATATACCCAATTAAAAAAATGATTGATTATGTTAATGAGTTGTCAAAACAAAACAAGATTTATATTATAACTGGTAGGCCAGAATCCGACAGAGATGATACTGTAAAGTCTTTAAAGAAAGCTGGAGTTAAATACAATAAACTTATGATGAATAATATGGGTGGTAGTCCTAAAGATCAAAACGAGTCTAAAAAAAGACATGCTGAAAGCATAAAAGAAAATGTGTTGTTTGCTATAGATGACAACCCTAAAATGCGTAGTGCATATAAGGAAGCTGGAATAAAAACAAAGTCACCTAAAAAATGATGGTAAGCCATATCTTAGTAATAAACTAACAAATTGGGAGGCAATACCAACTATTAAATTATCTGGCACAATTGAAGAAGTTGGTTAAATAACTTATGAAAAAAATAATTGTAACTTTTTTGTTTTTTATAATAGCTTCTACTTCTCAAGCTCAAAAATATAGAAATATTTTACCTCCAAGACCATCATTTCCTCCTGCTTTAAATAATACAGCACAGTCTCAAATAGCAAATCAAAACATTAATTTTAATACATCTAGTAATATAAATGGAATTGGTGGTGGCGGTATTGGTGGACTCAATGCTAATTCTGGTGGGATTCAAGGAACTACGCAATATACTCAAAACAACACACTTGGATCTCAACTTTCATTCCTTTATCAATTGCCAAGTGCTACACAATTTCAACAAGGTGGAGGTGGATTTGGTCAAGGGGGCGGTGGAGTTCAAGCAATTGGTATGAACAATCCTTTTTATTCTATGGCAATGCAGGGAATTATGGCTGGTGTTGGTGTTTCGGCATTTCAAAGCGGTGGTGGATTTGGACAGTTTGGTGGCGGTAATATTGGTGGTCAATTTGGCGGTGGTAATATTGGTGGTTTATTTGGTCAATTTGGTGGCGGTTTTAACAATGGTGGTAATGGATTATGAAATTCAAATATTAGTTTGATTTGCAAAAGGTATAATTGTGTAGAAGTGGAATTTAATAGATATGCAAGAAAACATAGATTATTATATAGATGAAAATAAACAAGTTGTTTTGACTGAATATTTTTTAAAAAAAAGAGGCCGTTGTTGTAAAAAAGATTGCAAACATTGTCCTTACGGATTTCAAAAAGAACAATCAGGCGACAATACTTGCAATATCAAACCTTCTAATTAAACTATCTACGCCATACTTGCACATATAAATATCTCTTGTTTCCTCCATGTTGATCCTATTGAATTTCATTCCAATTTCTTTAGACATTCTTATTGCTGCAAGAATCATTATTCTTCTAGCTTTTTTTTGCCTGTTCTTTTTAATTTTCATAAGTGCCTTAATTTATTATGTTATACCAATTTGGAACATTTCTTTTTTTCCATTTGGCAATATGAGATTTAAATTTTATATAGTAATTCTTATACGATTCAACTGCATCATTTGACTTTACTTCTTCTGGCATAGCTTGAACAAATTCTGTCATTTCAATGTTTGGTATTTTACACGCAAAAGTTAAACATTCTATTATAACTTTCTTACATGCGTGTTCTTTTTCGTATCTATAAGAATACTCATCACAAAGATGCATACCTAATTCACACAACCAAATAAAATTACCCATGCTTTTTCCTGCCCATATTGTGCAAGGATGATTAACATGAGTTGATTTATATGGTGTCATAACACCATGACCATTAAGAATAGTGCATAAAATTTGTGCTGTTTCTAAAGGCATTTTAACTATGTGTTTATCCACATGCCATTCAGCAGCTTGTTTTGGGTCTTTATCTAAAACAAATATGTTCATGTTGTTCCTATTCTACTTTTAAATTTATTTGTGTTTTATCAATAACTTCTAAATTTAAATCGTTGTTTGAAATAAATTGTTTAGTTTTTTCTAGAACTAAATTTGCATGTTCATCATTGTAACAATCAAAAACATATGCATCCTTCTTTAGATTTGTTAATCCAACTTCTGGTTGTTTGCAAAAAAATTCTCCAGACATGTTTCTAATTATTACTTTCATATTGATTCCTCCTTATAGTTTAGTAATATATAATAGTATTCGTTTTAACAACCAAAATATTCAAGAATTTAAAATGAAAATATATACAAAAACTGGTGATGACGGAACTACACTTTTGCCAAAAATAGGTAGAGTACCTAAAACTAATCCTAATATACAACTTCTTGGTAGTATTGATGAGCTTAATGCTTGGATTGGATTTGTTAATCAAAAGTATATTTTAGAATTAAAAGTCCATGAAGTGTACGAATTTATAATAGAAATACAAAATCTTCTTTTTGAAGTTGGTGCAGAAGTGGCTACTGGAAAAGAAAGGATAAAAGAAGAACACATTAAAAAAACAGAAGACATTATTGATTTGATGACTAAAAGTTTAAAGCCATTAAAGAATTTTATAATCCCATTCAATCATTGTGAAATTCATTTGGCTAGAGCAGTATGCAGAAGAGTTGAAATTGATTTAGTCAGACTTATGGAAGCACATCAAGATTTTAAAAACATTGTTGTGTTTATAAATAGACTTAGCGATTTCCTATTTACTTTAGCAAGATTGCTTGGTCCAGAAGAAAAGATATGGCATGGTTAAGCTATTAGCTTACCCTTGCTTATAACATGTGTATATCCAAAAACAGGATTAAACATTTGATGATCAAATTCATTTTTACCAAAACAAAAAATACTATTTTCCCTTATTCTTTCAGACCAATACATTTCGTGCTCACTGGCATTTTGTTTTTCATTTAGCGTTGATATTAAAAACTCTTTATTGAATATAGCTATTGGTTGATGACTCATTAAATAATAACCATATTTTTGTGCGTACATATTTTCAACAGAAGTTTTTAGCAACGAAAAGGTTTTAAACGAACCTGTCTTAGTAATGTCTGAACCATAATCATTGTGAAACTTATAAAGATCACAAAACAAATTTTCATTAAAACTATTTACTATAAAGTCTTCTTGAAGAATCACTACATTTTTTTCTTTTATTTTAAGTAAAGATTGATTTAATCTTAATGACCATACATTTTCATTTGTGTTTATGTTTTCAAATTTTTTGCTTTTTATATTTGTGGATTCTGTTGAGAAATAACATGGTATGTTTAAATTAAAAATATCAAATGCTTTTAAAAATCTTTCAAAAACAAAAGAATACTTGTCACACGCATGAACCAATAATGCTAAATCCATTATATTTTCTCGTAAATCCAACACCCTTCACTTAATAAAAGCTTTTTATTTATAAAAAATTCATCAACTGCTCTTACTACTTCTTTCCAGTTTTTAGTATAATCATGTCCAGCTATAACTCCACCAATCTTTACTTTTGGAAACCATGCAGAAATATCTGCTTTGACACTATCGTATTCATGATTAGCATCAATAAAAACAAAATCTATTGAATTATCTTTATACATTTTTGAAGCACTAATAGAATCCATTCTAATTGGATTAATTACAGAAGACAAAGAATATGTGTTTTTAATAAATAGTTCATATAAAGTATTTGACTTTACATAAGAATCATTTGTATGTGCATCTTCATTACTGCCCATCCATGTGTCTACACAATCTAAACTTATATTCTTTTTGGAATTTATAATTTCTACAGCAAGATAGGCTGCACTTTTACCTTTCCATGATCCTACTTCCACAAACTTACTTCCAGAAGAAAATTCTTCAACCATTGACTTGTATAGATTTGGATATGAAAACCAATTTTCTCCAAATTCTGGTAGATTATATATGTGTTTCATATCACAACTTCTCCAGGAACTCTTATATTTGAATCCTTATCTGGAAGTCTTATTAAATCTGCTTTTACATAAAGAATGTTGTGTGTCTTGTGCCATTCACTTGGATAAAAGTTCTTGATTCTATTTCCTTGAAATCTTACTGGCGTACCAATATATTTTGCCTGTTCTTGTTTTGTGTAGTACCAGAAACTGTTACTGTTCCAAAATGCTATATGTGTTGGGTCTTGAAAAGCACCTCGACCATCTGTTGATGGGGTTTGTGTCAAAAACCAACCCATTGGACATAAGCACCTATACGCTTCTTTCATCACATGAATTGGGTCTTTTAAATGTTCAAGAGCATCATGTGCCCTTATCAATCCCACTTCACCATCTTTAAAAGGCCAAGGATCGTTTAAATCATGTATAATTTCTGCGTTCTGCATGTCTATTGACTTATACCCCTCTGGAGAATTGAAACCCCCACAAAGGTCTATCTTAAGCAAACCATTAAGGTCACACCATTTCTCAACCAATGCATAAATATACTTATCATGAATGTTTAATGTTTCTTCTTGAATGAAAGCATTCTTCTCGCCATAACAAGTATTGTTTTTATGCTTATAATAAATGTACAAACACTTATCTATATGCTTAACTTTACCTTGTATGTATGTTTTGCAAAGAATGTCATGATCATCTAGAACTTCCATTTCTTCATTATGTCCACCAATTTTTTCATAAAATGATTTTTTCCATGCACGAACATGATTTGGAGAAAACCAAATTTTAGAAAAAGATGCTGGAGTTGAATCAAATGATATTAGTTCTAAAAGATTTTTTTCTTGATGTTTAAATGGTCTATTTCTCCAACCAAAATAGTTAGAGTAAACAAATGGTTTTCCATCAGGGTTTATTTCTGCACAATTTGAATATGCAAAATCAAGTGTTTGATCTGAATTAAATTCATTGTATAATTCCTGCAAGCAATCTTCTGTAAGTTCATCATCATGATCAACTTCTACAACTACAATCCCATTGGATGCCATGCATCCTTCTTTTTTAAATAGACCAATTAATTTTGAATCTGGTTTTTTTGATTCTACAACTCTTGGATTAAAAGCCAATGATTCAATATCAATATTGGCGTTACCATTTGGAACAATAACCCACTCAAAATCTTTGAATGTTTGCTTGGCTATAGATCGAGAAAGTCGAGCAAGAAACTGAGTATTGTTTGTTGGTGTGACTATAGAAAAGTATGGCATTATTTTTTCACATTAAAAAAGAATAGATGAACCAATCTAGGAAATTCGCCATACATAGTAGCAGAATGAATCATTTTACCATCCCAAAGAACTAGCCTGTTATATACAGATCCAACTCTATCTACCAACTCCCAACTATCTTCATTTAATAGGCTATGCTGCGTGTATATTTCTGATTCTGTTATATCTGTTCTGTTTTCTAATGGGTGACTTGGCGGTCTTCTGCAACCATATTTTTTATCTTTCCAAAATGATGTTCCAGCATTAGTTGGTCCATCTTTCGTTAAGTATATTGCTGCTGCATAGTCTTGTGAGTCACTATGCCATACTAGTGGGTCATTTCCAGATGTTATTTGAAAAACGCCATTCATTGGTTGATTTAACCAATCTACTATCTCTACTTGCAATAACTTTTCAAATTCTTCTTTTACATAAGGCAATAAACATTGAGTTGTTCTTTTTCCTTTATAGAACTTGTTTTCCTCTTTAAATTTAAAGTCTGCTGTTTTTCCAACTATAGAATCTGGATCTTTGTAAAAGTTGTCAACAACAAGCAAACTAGGTATTCTTTGATTAAACATAATTTCATTATCCATTTTTCCAAGTCCTTTCATCTTCAATATTTTCGTTGTTTCTCAAATCAATTACGACAGATTCAAATATGGCTGAATAAGGTATAAAGACAAGAAGTTTACTGTAATGTCTTGAATCTATACCTTCATCAACCTTAAACCATACTTCAATTCTAGATTTATTTGAAGCTAATTTTTTTGTTTTATTCCTAGTAGATGCACATTCTTGCTCATATTGTTTTACTTGATCTAATGTTATTTCTAATTTCTGCATTTCTTTTTGAACTATTTTTTTAATTGCTTCTGTTTCTGCAACTATTATTTGTTTTTTATCTGCTGACAAACATATGTATAGGGTTGCTTCTGTTCTCACATCTCTACCATTTGCCTCTTCATAAAAACAACCGCTTGTAGAATAGAATCTTTTTGCTTCGTAAATGATGTCTGATTTGTTTTCACGACATTTCATTTGTGCAGTTTTATTGCTTTTGCTGCATTTATAATCAATCATCAACTTCTTATCTTCTTCAATAGAAGCTTTTTCAAATTTGTATTTAAATCTAAAGTTTAGATAATTGGCAACCTTATCTGCCAAACTATTCCCACTTTCAATACGCTTCATGATCTCATCTGTTTTCATGTTTTTTCCCTAACATTAATTTTTTATACTCTTTACACTTTTCAGTTACAAAACTAAGGTTTTTTGAAATATTTACCTTGAGTCTTTTTGTTTCAGATATATAGTATTCTTCCATTGTTTTTTCTCCTTCACATACCATTCTAGAAGTTTCTTTATCTTCTGCAACAGGAGATATGGTAACATGCTTACAATTAGTTCCATCTGTATTTAATGTATACAAACATTCTACAACTATGTTTTCCATCATGTCCATGTTAATTATATCTCCATCAAAAGACCTTAACATTTGAAATAATTCAAAAACATCGTAGTTTTTACCAGTTAAATTTTCAAGCAAATATTGAATTTGCTCTAATGATATTAATACTAATCCTCCAGATTGCAATTTTATTTCAGACAATTTATCTTTACGAATATAACCCTTATCCATCAGATTCCTCCAAACATTTAGAACAAAAAATTCTTTTAAACTTATTTAAATCATCTATGCTTTCATCCATTAAATATGAATGACCACATTCAAGTTTTGCGGACCATTTACCAAAGGCCAATTTTTTCTTTGATATTATTTTTTGATTACAGTAAATCGAAAAAACTCTTTTATTTCCAAAAGAATGAGTAAAAACTAAAAACTTAAGATCATCTTGAAATAGAGACAAGTCTATTATGTGATTATTATTTGTATCTTCATTTACATCTTCTTGTTCTGGAAAAATAGAATCTTTTAAATGAGATAACAATTGATCCCAATCCAGCCTTATTTTTTCTTTTTTTGAATTACACTCGTTGCTATAAAAAACATAGAAGATTTCATCATCAATCTTTATTTTAATGTTTTTCATTTTATTTCCCATTTACATATCTTTTCATCTATAGTGCTTACATACTTATTGTATTCTTTTGGTTTAGACTTTACTATTTTCTTAACATCTTTAATTTTATACTTTTTATTATTTAAAAAAGTAATAATAAATTCATCTTCCATTTTAATCTGCCTTTCTAAACTCAACAGCACATTCTTCGCACATTTCTTCCCACCCTTCTCCAAGTATTCTATTAGCACGATCTACATTTGTCATGCCTATATTTTTATTACACACAGGACATAACATTAAAGATGATTTAATCGCACAATTCAAACATGTGTCAATTGTAACTCCATCCACATCTCTAAGCATCCACTCTGAAATTTGTATTCCGCATTCAGAACAATGATAATCTAATTCTTCTTCCATTTTAAAACTCCTTTAGCCAAATGTAAGCACGAAAATCACCATACGCCCATATTAACTCAAATCCTTCAAGTTCTTTTTCGCTCAGAGGGTATTGAACTCCACTTAAAGAAAGTTCTTTATTGACTACCATTTTTACAGATTCGCCATTTTCAATCTTGTTACGCCATGTAACTCTATTTAAAGCTGTGCCTAGATATCCACCCTTAGATTTCATTTTCTCTAGTATTACAAAAGCACCTCCAACCATACAATTATTTTTTAAAGAATCAATAAACATTTCTCTTTTTGATGGGTGGACAAAACATAAAGATAAAACGCATGTGGCAAATGAAAACTCTTCCATGTATATATTTAGAAAGTCATCAACAACCACTTCGCTTTCCCCCTTATATCTTTCTGCCATTTCTTTACATTTTTCCACAGGTATAAAGTCTATGTTCCTCGACTTAATCATACTTGATAAAGCCAATTCAACATTACCTGTTGATGCACCAAAATCATACACATTTGTTTCTTCTGCCATAAATACAGATGCAATCTCAGGCAAGAAATGATTAACAAAATTGCTATGCCAATATAATTGTCCAGACAAGTGTTCGTCAAACTTTTCTGCTATTTTTGAGAACTCAAACATTTGTGATACTCCCTTAAACATCTTGCTATGTACTGAACTGAAGGCACATGCATACCATTGTATTTAAACTTATCAGTATTTGAAGCATTTTCAATATGCCAATGATCATGAAAACCCATGAGGCGAAGCCTCTCTGTGGGCGTTACTCTGCGTATATTACCATTAGAGACTACTAGGTCTGTAAATGATTTATAATCTCTTTTTGTTAAGGTTGATGAGACTCCGCATTCATCAAATTGGTCACTTCTTTGGCGAGTAAAGTAGGCAAAGGTTTCATTGAACCACATGCTCGCTTTAAAATTCCATTCAAAGCTTTTTTTGACAAGTTCCACGCTTTGTTGACAGGTTCTAGTACTACGAGGGCCAAACTGGAGTATATCGCTATTGGCGGGGATTCCATCACGGACCCCCAAAATGTAAATCCTACGCCTTCGTTG